AGAACCAAAACCTCTCGGCTTCTATTATTATTGGAGACTTTAGCTCAGATGTCTAGAAACAAACCCTTTGCAGAACTGCTGGAAGCAGGTCCGTCCCAGAATGGAGCGGATGAAGAAAATAATATGGCAGGAATTACCGTTACTTACACCGCCCCAGAAAACAAACTCCCTAAGCTGCGGGAACTATACGCCGCTGCAATGGCCGCTAATGAAATCTCTACTTCTACTTACGCTGTGGCACAGGGGGTGGCTGATAGATATGTTCAGGCGATGAACCAAGCGGCGGAATTGGCCGGGATTACCGAGGGAACCCCTTTCGAGTTTGATCTACAAACTGGCGTCTTTACAGTCTCTTTGGGTAGTTAAACTCTACTCAATAGGATGACTACTTGCTCTTTTCCTTATATTCTGTTAAAGTAATAGTGGTGAATCGGAACAGAGAGGATGGAGCATGACCGAGGCCGCTCAATCTCATATTACAATCGATGATTGTATCCGAGACTTAGCACAACTCCAAGAAGATTATCCCAACACCTTTATCTCACGCAACTACTATCGAACTAAAGGAAGTTACTCAGATAGAACTTGGGAAGCGTATTTTGGAACTTTCAGTGAGTTTAGAAAGCGGGCCGGGTTGGAAAATACCCGGCCTCAGCACAATCACTTCCTCCAGATTGCCAGACACTCCAGCGTCGATGTCTACCGGGATTTTTTCAGGGATGAGGTCATGCCCTGGACGGAGAAGTATCCGAGGGTAGGTAAATCCAAGAAGATCAAAACCATCCTCTGCGGGTCGGACTTCCACGATCTGGAATCCGACCCTTTTGTCTTGTCAGTCTTCATTGATGTCGCTAAACAAATCCAGCCGGATATCATTCTGTTGAACGGAGACGTATTTGATAATTATGAGTTTTCGAGATTCGACAAAGACCCAAGAGAGATAAAAATAAAAGAGAGATTTGGTTTCGTCCACATCAATATATTCTCCGCTCTAAGGGAAGTCTGCCCTGATGCTCAGATTGATTATGTAATGGGAAACCATTCATTCCGTCTCATCAAGCACCTAGCTGATAAATCGCCCAACACGCGCACACTTCTTTCGGACGTTATGGGGCTTTCTATTGCTGATATTTTTGGCGTTAGGCCGTTTGAGATTAATCTGTACTCGAAGGTCGATTTAGCAGCTTGGAACAAGAATGACATCAAAGAACAACTTCGTCAGAATTATGTGATCTATTATGATTGTTTTGTCGCCTCTCACTTCCAGGACTTCGGATTTGGTATGTCAGGAACATCAGGACACACACACAGACCTGGGACAGTCTCCAATCGTAATCTAGCTCTTGGTAAGGTCACTTGGACTGTCACAGGTAGTATAGCGCGTCCTGATGCCCACTATGTTGAAAATCTGAGCAAGGCCATCATGGGCTTTGCTTTGTTCCATATCGACACTACTAACAAGACCGTCTTCCCTGAGAACTACATTATTACGGGAGACTTTGCTGCAATCGCTGGTCGATTCTATCACAGGCTAGATTCCCACTAACTCCATACAGTTCCTCTGCCTGTTTCCTAATTTTTAGCGCCTCCTCAAATGTTTTATGTCTCCCAAGACCTATCCACTTCTTATCTACATTTATAAACGCTCTCCAACAATCTCTATTCTTGTCATAGCAAACCCCAGTAGTTCCGCTCTTATTCTTCCTCTTGACTCTAGAACTTCCGTCAGCCCAATCGGGAAGCTCATTTAAAGCGGCAAAATCCCCCTGATGTTTCATAGCAGCTTGATTGTAAATAAAAGCAGCGTCCTCTTCCTTATGGTAAAGCCCCAACGCTTGGCTTTCCCCACCCACTGTAATCGCAGCAGCCCAAGCATTCTCTCTTCTCTTCCAATAAACTCCTTTGTATTTGGACGTGTATTCTTTGTCTTTTCCTCTTCTAGCATTTTGAGCGTTTTGTTGCTGAGTTGCCCAACGAAGATTATCCCGCCTATTGTCCAAAGTATCACCATTCTTATGGTCCCCCACAAGATTAGAAGGGCCGTACCAATGTTCCAGTAGCATCAAGTGCATAGGGATAGGTCTGGATACCCCTCTTCCGCCTCCAGAAGGGCATTTAGCATAGCCATGACTGTAATGCCAAGGTCGAAGCATCAACCAGTCATACTCATCCCCATCTACCAAGGTATACTTCCCCTGAGTCAGCGGAATAGCCTGAGTTTCATCAGGCAGCTTAAGGGAACTTATCAATTCAATAGCTTCCTGTTTTCCTTTAGCCCATCTTCTCTCTGCGGCTAAGGTAGTGGATATTCCCATTTCCCTCAACCAATTACTTATTGTATTTTTTGACACTCCATACTCTAAGAACACTCTTTGGTAATCCAAATCTTGTAAATAAGATTCGCACACCGCCGCTCGTAACTCTCTTGGGTACTTGCTCAATTTATAACCTCCACTGTGCTATATTACAAGTAAACTATAGCACAGTGAACATGCCCAAGTCAACCCTTCTTCTTATCAACCCTTACACTGTACCCAGGAACAGTCTCCATCATTCTCCCATCTGGGTGTTTTATACTTCTAAACTCTAATCCTATTCTCCACCAGTTACAGTAAGGACATCCTCCTAATCTATCTCCTCCTCCTTGTGGAAACATCTTTCCGTTATTAGGACAAAGTAGTTCTGAACGCACAATAGTTCTCCTCTTTCTCTCTTGCACTCAATTAAGCTCATAATAATAGTATAGGATAACTGGAGAGGAGGTTCAATCCGTGGCTAAGACATTAGAAGAAGCAAAACTACAAGCCTTTGAAATTACAAAAAATTTTGAGGGGGGGAAAGGTTACTGTACTTTAGCAGGTAATCGAGACGGTCAGATTATATCTTTTGGGTTTATCCAATTTGCTGCCGGGCAAGGGAAGTTACAACCTGTCATCAAGGCGATGAACAAGCGAAACCCAGAACTCTTCTCTAAGTGTTGTACTGTCTATGTAAACTTCTACAAAAAGAAGGTTGACCTCTCCAAACCTCTGCTAATCGCTTGTGACGCCCCCATTTCTGGATTCAGAGCTTACTTTACAGACCCCTCCCGCCAGAACCCCAAGACCTTTCGATTGGCCCCCCACTGGGAAGAGCTGTTCACTAATCTAGGTAAGGAACCAGAATTTCAAGCGGTGCAACGAGAGTTCGCCAAGCCCTATATGGACAGAGCGATTGACTACTGTAAAAAGTACAAATTTGTCACGGAACGGGCGGTGGCGTTAATGCTGGATATCTGCGTTCAAATGGGCTCTCTCTCAGCAGGCACACGCGCCCGCTACTTTGCAGCAACGGCAGGTCGTGTAATTACGGAACAGACCAGATTGATAAAGCTGGCGGAAGCCGTTTCTAAACAGGCCAACCCAAGATGGCAAGCAGATGTACTAAGTCGAAAAATGTGCATTTCTCGCGGCGTAGGAACTGTTCATGGACGTAGATATGATCTAAAAAAAGAGTTTAATCTCGGAGATGAGCAAGCACTTTAAAATTGATCCTTAAGAAAATCAGCCTTAGTTATAGATATACAATTAGACACCCACGCCTCTTCTTGCTCGCTACCCATGGGACCAGCCGGTTGCCTGTATGTGTATCTAATAACCAGCGGCTCGTTTGATTTTTCGTCCTTAATCCACGCATTGACTGCCCCGTAGGATCGACAAATTGCATGTCGGACTGCCCGATCTAACACATCAGAGGTCAAGTATATATCGTATTCCATACTCCGTCTAGGTGTCGTACATCTGCTTCAAATTTTGAAGCAAGTGGAGAACAAGAGTTAGGTACTCCTCAATCTGCTGTTCGTTAGGAAACTCATCGGAATCGTAATCCCGAATCGCCTGGAGCGTGTCGCAGCCGGAGCAAGAACCATAATTGACCCTCGTGTAATAATAAGTTGAGGGTTGATAGCCCTTTGCCCCGATAACATAAACTAGAGTTCCCTGGTAGTCGCCATCATTAATCTCACGAATTCGTTCAGGGTCGATATCGTCATAATCGTCAGAAGTGATCGTCTCGACCAGTAGTTTGACTAAGGCTTCATAATCGGAGGGATGTTCCTTCGACAGACTCTCCCGTAAGGTGTCTTTCCCCGCCTCAAACCGTTCGACAAACCGCCTGATCATGCTTCCGAAACCTCAATATCATCAAAATAGATCTCTTCATCTAAATCCATATCAGTTAACGACACTTGTATTGTCTTACTCCCAAACAGTTCTTCGGCCTTATCATAGGCCGCATCCTCATTCTCCGCTTCGATCTCTCCAAGAGGAAACGAACCGGAATAAGACCCAAAAATTTCAAATACTGGCATCTTTTTTCTCCTCAACTGAAACTAACTCGATCAGATTACCACACTCAAACTCAGGAAACTCCTCATCACATAACTGCTGGATAAATAAGCTTTTGTTGCAGTCACAGGAGAAGTTTCCCTCTTTGTACATATATCGGACATGATCCATGTCGTAGTAGCCCGTCTCCGAAAAAATATAATCTCGCTCAGCATAGCGGAGATGAACTTGAATAGGGAACGTCGGAGCCTGTCCAAACTTAGACATTCCCTTTCTCCTTCAGATTGGCAATCGTCTCGGCGTGCTCTTCTTCGAGCACCACAAGATCCCTCTCAAAATCGGCCAACCCCTTTAATCCAATATGGGGACCACTTCGTCCGTATTTAGGTACGTAATGATCTTTTGCATGTTGAATAGATTCCAGAACACTCTGTCTTCTCTTCTCGTAGCTTTGAGTGTGAAGACGAATCATTTCCTGATAATCTCCTTTGTAAAGAGCAATAAAATAAGGGGTCATCTTCTTCTCAAACTCACGAGAAAAGTAGTCAACTAGTTGATCTCTACTCACCTTGAACTCCCCACAGTTTCTGGGCCCGCTCAGGTTTGATCATCTTCCAGACAAAATCTCTGGCTCTCATGTCCTGCCCATCTTTTAAGCAGAAGAGGACAGTTGAAATCTCCTTATAATTTTTCATCACATAAAGAGCAAACTCTTTTCTGTCCTCTAGCCCTTCTACTTGAGTCTGTGTAAAGGCAGAATAGACTTTCCACATGATTTTATCAAACTCATGTTTTAACTGGCCCTCCACAATCCTCACTGAGGCCATCAATTCATCTGGAACGGCATCTAAGGTCTCCCCTATGGGTCTGCCACCTCTAAGGGCCTCCCAGAGGTCTCTGTTTGAAATATCCATTTTTTTGTGTAGCCGGACGTACTCGAAAAATTTTGCTTTGATCCTGAAGGGACGCCGATTAGGTTGTCCCAGAAAGAACATGACAACCCCTTCCTGATTAGCGAACGCTTCTCCTAACTTATCTATTACCACAGAAAGTGGGGAGTTTAATGTCTCGGCTACCGGAAATCCTGCGAATATTCGATCAGCCGGGCCCACCTCCCATCCACTCTTTATATTAATCTGGGCAAGAAGAATCAGATCTCTCATCTCTTGATAATTGACTACAATCCTATTATCCGGATGAATCAACTCAAAACAATAAGTAAACCCCGGTTGAAAATTCCGACGGGGATACTTCTCTCGAATAATTTCCTCGGCCCAACCAACATGGGCCGAGGTAAAAGAGCCAGATGAAGTAATAATCAAGCCATACTTATCATTTTCGGTGACTGTAATTAAGGAACCGTCGTATTTAACAAAAATATAATGATAATCATTTAAATTTACCGATTGATCCAACTCATCATAGAGTTTCCCGTTTTCCAACCTGGTAAAGTTGAAGAACTTGTCAAACGGTCGGGTGACTCGATTTCCCTCATCATCTAAAACAACCCCGCGCATCTGCCGAAGGGTCGGATTCCAAGCTTTCTCGTACTGACACTTCTCTGAATATTTCCAGATGGTCAATGGTAGAGTTGAGTGTCTCTGACGGCGTAGCAATCCTTCGGAGACATACTTCTCTAGCTCTTCTAGGTCAAACTTTAACATTATTGATCCGTTTTCTTCAGTACATATCTTGTGCCGCCCCCACAATCGTCAAAAGACTGTTCAAGTACCCACTCTTTCTCATTCTCAATAAGAGGGGCCTGAAACTGTTTAGACAAGTGTTGCATTATCTTTAGCGCCCCCTCCCAATCTTCAGCTTCTAAATAATCCGGAGGAAACCACTTATCATTATCATCTCGACCCTGAAAATAAAAATAAGGTTTCAACAGGGGCCGCCGAAGTAATTCTAATTCAGAGATCAAAATGCAATAACTCCCGCCACAACAGACCCGCTGGCCGCAGTAAGTGTGATTGAGGTAATGGCAACCATTGCACTGTAGGCGGCTCCTGTAACATTGGCATCAATCTGATCCGAACCTAAGATAAAAGACTCTCCTGCGTCTACCTGAATGAAAACAGTGTCCGTTGCCGATACTAAGCCTACCCTTATGGCCACGGAAGCGTGGGTATTTTTCACGGCGAAGAAGTTCAATGCGGCGAGAGCGTCCCCGTCCACATTAGTAGCATCAATGACAATAACAGTTCTGGCCGTGGTATCAACTGAGAGAGTCCTCTCATACACCCCCGCGATACTAGAGTAAGTCTTCGTGTTGGTCAGTCCTTTAATCGTTTCGCCGTTACTTGTAGTCCCTGATATTGTCAATGCACAAGAAATATCACCATTTGCCAAGATTTAATCTCCTATAATTTTCACATTTGGATCAATTTGATAAGTGTCCCGGCCCTCTTCATCCTCCGAAATCCGGATCAACCCATACTTCTCCAAATTAGCAATTGATTTGTTGAAGTGGTATTGCTCCAGAGATTGATTAAAGTAGGCGGCGGTGATCCCTTCTGGATAGGCTTTGGCCATCGCCAGACTGTAAGCACGCCACTCTTCAACATCATCAAACGTACCTCCGAAATCTAACTCCTCTTTGAGAAAATCTTCAGGAGTCGCTGTCTGGATCACCTCTACGTCAAATTGAAGGACGTGATCCGGTTGAATCTGGCGCATCAATCACCCCTAATTCGGTAGCGTTAGAGCTACGTTCTTAACCTACTCTTTGTCCACCTTGGTCTTCAAGGTTTTATGCTGGAAGAACGACCAGAGCACACCAACCCCAGACAGAATTGAGACCGCCGCCTTCCATAGCGTGTCTAACGTCGCCGGGTCTAAATCAAAGCCTAGCATAATTTTTCTCCTTTAAATATAAACATGACCAGAACGAGTCAAAGACTCCAGGACGTACTTCCTCACGTCCTCTATTTTATTTTCCATATAGGTGACTGGCGAATCGATGACCTCCAACTCTGCCGCCAAATAAGCCCTTCTTACTGTATCCGATATATCTGAATAATGGGGCACAGTTACACGAATTGATAGAACCTCTCGGCCAAAAAATGATCTCTCATTGGGCTTGAAAACCACGTCGTACAATTCGAGCTTTGTCATACTCACCGGCCCGAACTCCCAAAACCAGAAGCCCCGCGTTGAGACTTCTTCAGATGCTCGACCTCATAGATCCGTGTCGGAACATAGGGAATCAGAATTAACTGTGCAATCTTATCCCCTGCTTTAAACTGATACCCAGAACCAGAATGATTAAACATCACGACCTTAATTTCTCCGGAGTAGCCTACATCAACCACGCCTGCTCCGACATCCAACCCTTTCGCAGCCAATCCCGACTTACTCTTGATCAGACCCCAGTACATGGGATGAAGATCCACAGCAATACCTGTCGAGATAAGCGTTGGGGCTCCGCCTACAGGGACAAAGGTGGGGCCGACACAGTAGAGATCCATCCCGGCATCTCCAGGATGGGCAATCGTCGGTAACTTGGCCTCTGGAACAAGCTTCTTAAACCCAACTGGAATTTCTTGCATTTTATCGAACACTCCCCAATCCACTCGCGCCCGAGCGGGCACAAGCTTTCCTCTGATCCACCTTATCAGACTGCTCACTTTTGATTTTAGCATATACTAAATTCATAATCGTACATAAACAATCTAACGATGACAGCTCCCAATCATCGCCCCAGACCGCCGCCCCCGTTTCGGTATCAACAATCAGCTTGCCCTCGATATGCCACGCGGCGGGAAACTTAGGGCCTCCCTTTTTAAGCTCACTGTATTGCTCAACGATACTATCCAGTAACTTTTCTGAAAATATCGTTCCGTATGGAGTTGGGTAAAAATCTCGCATGTCTGTGGAGGAGCCCAGTTCTAGGTTATACTTTCCCCCCTCGATTTTATACAGCCTCACGCCTAAAACCCTCCCTCTCTAGAATAACGTATATTACATTTTCTGTCTAGACGCCGCACACCCCCGACTTACACGCCTCCTCGTTTTCCTCGTAGACTACTCCTTCTTTACCCCTAGCATAAGAATACGAAACCTCAGTAATTGGCTGGCCCCCTCTAGCCCCATCCGGATAGGCAGTAAACCCACGCAAACGATGAGCATACTTAGCTAACAGCTCAGCAAAATCTTTTGCCGTGTCATCATTATTCATGGGAGTTCCCCAGGCAGGTAAATTAATTGTGCTTGAAATTGCCATGTCCACGTAGTCCTGAACATCTGCTTGAAATCTAATTCGCCGCTCCGGATCTCCTGCCAAAGAGTAAGCTGTCTCAATCTTGTCTGGGTCTGCCCCAGTTTCATTAATGAGCTGTTGAGCGGTAGCATCAATGACATATTCATACTTCCAAGTGTTTCCTTCTACAATATAGCGCCGTTTGTAGGCCGTGGCAAAGAGAGGTTCAATCCCCGTGGTAGTAGAGGCCAAAATAGAAATTGTGCCGGTCGGTGCGATAGACCGATAAGCAATTGGTCTAGAGATGCCCAGATCATCGCAAAGCTCTTTAGCCCCGTACTCCGAATGATACCTATATTCCAATAACCAATCATGCAGCTCTGGCACTACCTCGTATTTATACCCCCGCTTGATTAACCAGGCATGTATCCCCATCAGCCCTAGCCCGATTCTCCTATTCTTCTCCCTAACTTTATAAACCTTCTGATACGGCAAATCGGCTCGAACCGTCCCGCAAACCAAAAATTTCGCCGCTAGCTCAACAACATAGACAAGCTCCCCTAAAGAATCGATTGCCCCGATGTTAACACTACCTAAATTACAAATATCGCTGTCATCTGCTGAGACCACCTCTGCACAGGCATTTCGACAGTTATAGATTTCGTTCTTGTAGAAATCATAAGAGTGGCCGGGCTCTGCCGTTTTCAGCATTTGTTTCACACTGTCGTACCAAATTTTTGGAAGCTTTCCCGTCTTCTTATAGCCTTCAATGAAGGCGGTATCCCAGCAAACACTAATGTTTGTCATGTCGAGTTGAGCCGGAAAGTTAAAATCTTCCTCTTTTAGGCGTCTCACGGCCTCTGACCAATTCTTGGCATAGGTGAACTCAAAAATATCTCCGTGTTGCCAGTTCAACCCGGCCCAAATGGCAGATCTTCTTCCGCCCCCCTGTTTTACATTTCGCCCTACCTCATTAACTGAGCACATTAAAGGAACAGGCCCAGACGCGGCTCCCCCCGTACGAATTAAGGGCGTTCCTCTAGGACGAAGAATAGAATAATTGACTCCTATTCCCGCCCCCGCCATCAAACAATCAGAAGCTCGATGAATTAGCGCCCCCCATTCTTCTCTTGTGTCCTCCTCCGCTTTAAGCAACAGACAGTTATTGAAGGCGTGGGAAGCCCTTCCGGCATAGTATAGGTAGCGCCCCCCAGGGACAAACTTCTTCTCTCGAATAAGGCGCTTCAACTCCTTGATTTCTTCTTGCGAGAGAAGAGGAGTCGTAAAGTCCCGACCGTTCGTTCCACAAACGTCGTCTACTAACCTATCTGCCAAAGCCTCCCAGGTGTCTCTTGGTCCATGTGCGTACTTAGTATAAAAAATATTCTCTGCAAACTTAGTATGAAAGGATGAAAGAGCCTGTACCATAAGATAGCCTCCGAAGTTGAAAAAATGCTTGTAAAATACCTCAGAAAACAAAACCGGCCACCCTGGTAAGGGATGGCCGATTGACCCGGCAGACAGGCTATAAGAATATAGTAAGGATGTTCCGACCCTTTAAATCCATATAGCTCAGTCTCCTACTGTTTATTTTCTTGTTCCTCTATCCTAGCACTTTTTTGAAGCGACTTCAAAGCAATTTTTTGTTCCGCTAACTCCAATTTGAGTCTTAAAATTTCCAGTTCCAGCTCCCGACAGTCAAGACAGGGGAGGACACACCTTCCGGTCTTGAAATCCTTTGGCTCTTGAGGATAGTAATTAAAATTAACGCTCACTTGTTACCACTTTCGTAAACTTAACGGCGGATTCCGGATCAGTCAAAATTGATAAACACGAAAGAGCCAGGGCATAACTGTCCGCTATCGCCTCCTGAACCTGCCTACTCCTACCCTCTTTAATAAGCCGGGGAGTGAGCGAACAAGCAGCAACCATCTCTTCCTTCTTAGCGTTTCCTTTCCCCGTCATAAACAACTTGGCGGAAAGCGGGGAAATTACATAGGTGGGTATCTGCATACGGTACAACAATAATTTAACAACTCCCGAACATTCGCCCGCCTCCTCTCTCCTATGTTGAGAATTTCTTGAGTACCCCTCCATGACCACCACCGAGGCTCTGTGCAGTTTCAAAAATCCCACCAGACGAGATTCAATTTCTAATAGCCTTCCTACGCCCAAAGTCTTACGCGGAATGATTGTGTCATAGACCATTCCAAGCCTGTCTACGAAACAAAGGCCCGTACAACTGTACGATTGATCTATCGAGACAATCCCAAAGTCCTTTGGAAGCAACGGAATCAGGGCTTCAATCTCTTCTCGGCTCTTAGGCGTAGCGGTTTGAATCCGGGCCTTCTGGACCATCTTCCCTGCTCTCAAACTTAGAACATGACGACCAACAACTTCGGCTTTCATCCCAGACTTTGCACAGGCCCCTACTTGTTAAGTTTCTACATCCTAAGCATACTCTGCCGTTGGTAAATTGTATATTAATAAAATTTTTCAACCCTTCTGCATCTGAGATCAAATTCTTAATCGCCCGCAGATCTAGCTGCTCAAAATGATTATTAAGATTTTTTAACTGTCTGGGTTGATCGTCCTCTGCTATCCACTCAGTCATCACTTCTGAGCAAATTGTTATCAACTCCCGAATCAGCTTTCTCTTAAGGTAGGGAAGGAAATCTACCGTCACGGTCGATAGCCCCTCAGAATAAGACCCAACCTAGCTAAAATTCCGCCCGTGTTCCACTTACGATTTTCAGCGTTTTTCCTAGCCACGACTTCTTCTACATCAGCCCTAACTAAATCAGTTAATTCCTTCTCGGCCTCCAACATTCTTCGTGCAGCCTCTAAAATCCTATCAACCGTTGTCATGAAGTTTGTGTAGAATTGTCTATAGAACTGTCAATAGGAGGGTGAAATTTTTTCAGAAGATGGTCGTACTCGTTGGGCCAAATCTCTCCTTGCCGAACCCGATCCCTCAGCCCGCAATATCTACAGATTCGGTCTTGCTGTGCCGGAGAAGAGGTCAAAATACGAGAGGAGTATACCCAGTTATGATTACACGTCATCCTTGACATCCTCTACAACATACCTGGGGAAATAAGAACTACACGAAGAACAGAAAACGCCCTCATTGCCGCTCTTTTGGTAATAATTTTCATAATGGAGCTTGTCGTATTTGTAAAAAGTTTGTAATTCCCCCGCCCCACAGTGACACTTAGTTCCTCCTTGATCGATTACTCTCTCTCCGCCAGAAAAAGTAGCATGGCCTCGAACTAGATACTCTAATCTATCGGCCAGTAACAATGCCTGAAACTGAGTTAGAATAATCGTTCCCTCTGACGTATAGATTTCGATCAGTTCTCGGTCATTACTTTTGATGTTCGCAATACCAACATCTTCAAATTTAATGCTCATGGCCTATAACCTCTGAATAGAAGTATCATCCGTGTCACAATACCGCCTGTGTTCCATATGTAATTCTCAGTGTTCTTTCTTGCCGCTACTTCTTCTAAATCGGCTTTAATCAAATAACTCAACCTATCCTCAGCCTCTTCGAGCCATAGTCTCAAATCTTTCACCCTCCTAGTAAGAAATAAAATCTCACCTTGTCTATTTGACATTACTCTTGCCCCCTAATCTTAAGCGGTGCTCTCTGCTGTCCGTGTAATCTAACAGTCACTGTAGGACTACACCCAACGTCTTTACTAGGTTCTTCTGCCCTAAAAGGATGACCAAGCCGGAGGTTTGAATTACCACAAGCACAAATCTTCTGCTCAAATGTTGGACTGTCATAAACTCTTCCGCATCCAGGTACGTCGCACCACTTAGATTTGATTCCATAGCCGCCGCGTGAAAGTAGGAATTCCGTGGGACGGTATCTCGTTTGGGGATCTCGGAAGTAGGAGGTGGCGAGGCCATTGGCGACCATATACTTGAGGAGCTTCTTCCCCTCAACCGCCTCCATGGCAAACTCAATCTTGATATTGCTCAAGGCAAAATTCTTAAACTTCCTGGCAAAAGCTCTCAGCTCTGACAAGTAGATACCAAACAAGTCAACTAACTCATCGTCAATTTCTACCCTTGTTTTTTGACTGCCTGATCCAGGATCTCCAGCAGTGGGCGGGGATGTGTTCGAGTTCAATCTTCCCTAACTTATCTACCATTTCTGCTGCGTCTTTTACCCCTTCCTTTGCTATACAACAAATATTATACCCCATCTTTGAAATTTTGTCACCTAATTCAAGCCCTGAACGGTCTGAATCAAGAACTACATAGATTTCCGACCCAAGCTTATTCAATAATCTAATCTGGGGCTTAGAAATACTAGAGGTAAAACTAGCTACCGCCGGATATCCACATTGGTTTAATAGTATACAATCAATCGGCCCCTCAGTAACATAGACTCTCTTAGGCGCTTTTAAATAATGATACCCCCAGAGGAGTTTGCTGGGCTCCAAGCCGGGGGTATTTTCATATCGCTTAAAACTATTAGGGTCGGTGTACCGATAGATCAATCCGACGGGTCTTCCTTTTGGGTCGTGAACTGGAATGACAACTGCACCTTTGGTCTCGTCATAGCCCAGGCGATAACGAAGTCGAGAAATCTCCGAAACATATCTAGACTCCCAATATTCTACGCCTTGATCAACAGAATAATGCCCCAGAGTAACGTCCCAAGGCCGAGCGTTATGAGAATCAGACCTATGAACAGGGCGACTATCTCTTCCTCTGACAAGTTGACGGGCCTCCTTTCGAGACTCTGCTAAAGATTTTCCTGTTATCCGACTAATTAACTCTGGTAAGGTAGAACGATGGCCGCAAGATTTGCAATAACCAGAATTTGAATCCAGGAAAAAGAGCCATGAGGGCCGAGAGTCATTATGGTACGGGCAACAGGCAGAGACATACTTTTTAAACGATCTAGGTTTGCTTAAATTTTCTAAAACCCACCCTCTAACGTCCATAATAATATACCGTAACCTCTATAACGCCCATTAGCAGTTACCATAATGGCTCTAGACATCTGAAGGTAACGCCACCCTCATCTCCCTTAAGTACAAAACTCCCTTGTCATAAGGTAAGATTATAACCCGTCCCGTAAATGTATAATAGACCAGCAACCCCTGGTAGACTTTATCATAGACGATCGGATCGTTAAATTCAACCACGACATGCTCTAGCTGGTTCTGATATATAAGTATCAATACTTGGAGATCGATCTTACCAAACCGAACCAAGTTCTCTTCATAATAAACATTGAAGACGGCAGCACTGGCATCTTTGATTTCCTGCTTGCTCTGTACTCTGGCGAAATTAATCTCGGGCAGAGCAAGGAGTTTATCGACAATTTCAGGAGTGACCCATTGAACGGGAGGAGGAGCCGGAGAAGGAATAGGAGTGGGGGACGGTCTGGGAGGATTAGATTGTCCTGGCATTCCACAGGAGGACAGAATTAGAAGCAGACTCAAGAGGTATTTAGAGGAGAGCCGCATGGAAGAGCCTCGACAATTACGTGTGTAGTTTTACACAAATCAGATGCCCTTCTCAATGCTGCCGCGAGATCAGAGAAGATCTGCGGTTTGGTATTCCCGGAGGTCGCCACCCTCCAACGTTTCTTCTCCTCTGTTTCTTTCTGGGGTGACGGTAATAAAGATTTCGCCCGGTCGGGCTTCAACATTATAAATCAGTTCCTTTTCTATCACCGGCAGTAGTTCCAGCTCGCTCTCAACCTGAACAGTCGCTTCTCCTCCGCCGCTGATAAAGGTAAGGATCTGCAAGGAACCGCCCCTGTCGTGAGCAACCCAGAATCGCTTACCGTTAATCGTCCTCTCATCGACTGCGTTAGAAAACTTCCGTTCAATCGGCCCCATAGCGAGAAGCAGATCGTAATGCTCATTTTCGGAACTGGCAACCAGCAGCCCCATAGGTTGCCGAACCAACGGTTTCACTCCCAGGACAGTTTCAACCGTTGCTGAAACTTGAAAATTTGTTGAAACTGGATAGGACGGACGAATCCCAAACAAAATAACAAGCAGAACACTTATCAACACAAAAAGTCGTGTCCAATTATTCAAGTCTCTACCTCCATCTTAACTCTTATTCCCTACATTTTTGTTTTCCGCCCCTCTTCGTCCGATTCCTGCTGTCCCCATCCCTCCTCCGCAGCCCACCGCCTCTGTTCGTCCTCTGAGACGCCGGTGACGTCGTGAATATCAGCCAAGGAGATACCCTGCTCCCACAGTTGCCGCACGAGCGGTCGTAGAGGCTCGCGCCGGGATATGTAACACCTCCGCCGGTTCATGCCGCATCTGCACATCCTAGCCCTCCTCACGCCTTTTCTTCCTGGACCGCTCCGCTGCACCTCCCAGGGCTCTACCAACCGCACAGAACGACGAATGGCCTTTAGCCTCCTCGAAATAGCAACACGGGCAAAGATAGATTTCCTCATCCGTCATGTTGGCCCTCACGGCCCACTCGACAGCCTTCAACGCCGCCTCCAACTCTTTGATGCGGGCCTGCAATGGAGAGGGATCAACCAATCTGGGTGTGTCAACCATCTGGCGATACATGGCGAAACCCTCATCCCCTAGCAACTTCCGCGTAATTTCCTCGTCCACCGTTCCTCCTTCTATCTCACTCACTCACTGGGAAGATGCTGCATCAATCAAACCCAAAGCCTTTACCAGACGAAACTCCCGAGTCTCACACAGGGTGCAAGGATTGTCGTCATAACATCCCGGCTCATGTGCGTTGCTGAGGATAAAATCCCTAGAGGCTTTCTCAATCACCAAAAGGCGATCTCGCTCCTCCGTCAGCCTTTCGACCTCCAGCCTTGACCGCTTTAGTGCCGCACTCGTCTCCTCCTGGAGCGCGCGGGCACTATCAAGCACCAATCTCAGTTCGTCCCGCTCTCGTTCTAGAGCTTGAATCAAAATATCTTGAGTCACATCTTTCGACATTCTTTACTCCTCCCAATTTAACGGTTTCACTGAGGTTCCCCCAGATGTATTTGGTTTCCACACATTCACGGGGGCCGTACCAAGTTCTTCACAGATACTATTCTGAGGCTCCCATCTTAAGGGGATAACCCCTCCAAAAGCTCCGCGTCGATTCCGTTCAACCGTAATTGTCTTCAATTCAGTTGGGGATTCTGGATCTTTAGAAAGCCTCAACACTTTGTCCGCCGCCGCCTCAATTCCATCAGCATAAGCCGTAATTCCCTTCCGGTTATCTTGAGTCAAGACCAAGGCGGGAATCCCCGTCTTCATACAGACATCATTCTTCAACTTATAAATTTGCTTCGTTACAACCTTCCAATCCAAATCGCCCGCAAAAATCGAAAGCTGATCTAGAATAAAGAGATCCGGATTGTGCTGATCCAGGTAACGAAGAATATCCAACGTCGAGGAGACATTGACGTGAGGGACGAGGATGTCTCCTGTTAGCCCTTTAATAGCTTGAGTCTTCTGAATCAAATCAGAGAGTTCCTGCTGCGAGTTATTGTTACGGAGAAACCCACGAGAGGGCATCTGAGCGAAGTAAGAATAGAAAAGTTTTAATGTCATCTCTACATTCTCTTCCAGAGCGAAATAAACAGTTCTCTTGTTATCTTTGAGGTTGTTGATCGCCACATGCCTAGCCCAGGTGCTCTTCCCTGCCTTGAGCCTTGCGCAGAGAACAATCACATCCCCCCGTTCAAAACCATTTGTCTCATCATCCAGAGTAGGGAACCCAAAGCGAGCTACGTGCGGAACGATCCCCTGAGCACGTTGATGCCGGTAATCATTAAAAAATTCATCCATCCCGTCCCGGACAGCAGATACCTTATCTTGGGAAGCCCCCACCTGATCCATAAACTCCCTGGCCTTCTCCAGGAGTGCTTCCATGACTTTGCGAGGATTTCGTGTATCCCCTAGAATTCCCTCAATATCTTCAATCGCCGCCGCCGCCTTGAAATCTACCAAGGTTTCTAAGATTTCATCATAAGGGTCAAGATCCCGCAAAGGGACATTAAACTTTTCAGAGAAACTTTCAGGAGAGGGCTTCTTTCCATATTGATTTTTATAAGAGAGTATCCACTTGCGGGCGGTCATAGCCTCTTCTGACAGGAGATGGTCAGGAACCTCTACATCTTTTATCAGATGAGATAAGAGGATTTGACTCTCCGCATACAACATAGACAACCCCTATTAACTCAAATAAATGTCAGAAAAACCACTAGATTTGTAATCAAGTTTTAGTTAGAACTCCCCCAACCAGAATTTCTTCAGACCAAAAAAGAGCTGCCTTTGCTCTAATTCCGCAATACTTTTTTCATCTGAGTATAAAATCAAAACACTGCATCCTGTAGCCGTCAACCTGCCAAGAACCGAGCGAGCGGCCCTCAAATTGGATGCCTCCAGTATACTTACGATATCACCAGAAGCGATTAAAGTAAACGGCTCCTCTCCAATTTTGGTATCGAGGACATGCGCCGGGCTAAACATACCAGCCCTTCTCCACTCCTCGTAAGTAGCGGCCTCATTTTCTTTCAGCCATTCCACCGCCTGAGTCAATTCTAATAAAGGAAAGGGAGTTAATTTTTCCCCCAGGTTAGCAATAAATTGTAAAGCTCTTCCTTGAAAAAATTCCTGGTTGACGGTGACGACCCAATTAATTACCTCTTTAGGTTTATAAGTCTTGAGAAATCCGACGAAGCCTTTTCCAGTCATGGGTGAAATATTAGAAGCGGAAACGAAGTTACGAAGCAAGTCAGTTGTATACTTCCGCCTAAGCCAGTCCGCCTGTTGGTCGTTTTGACAGTATTTCATCGTCCACTCCATCGGACTGAGCTTATCGGAGGGGGCTTCTAGCCGCATCTTAGGAGCCGGTTCCAATTCTACTTCGGTCCTCTCCTCCGGCTCTGCAAACTCAGAGAGGAAGAGGCTTTCTGCGTCGATTCGATTATTCTTTTTCACGCCCTCACCCCGTTAATCTTATCCATAATAGAATTTAACGTCTCTCTGACATAAACCCCCGTGGGGCCGTTCAGGCCAACAAAGACCAATCCGTTTGGTTGCTCGTTGATAAAAGAAATGTGATCGACATTAATCTGTGCTAATTTATCAGGAAACTCTGAACCCCACATCGATACAGTTTTTGTTTGAATAAACCTGGCGCCCACTAAAATCCTCCTAACAGATTACCGATCCCCGATTCAAACGACTACCAGCTAGCCTAACAGCAGTTGAATCCCGTATCCCGTCCTTCAACTTCTTTTTTTCTATGCCCAGATCTCTGCGTATCTCTAGGATACAGCAGGGGCTACATAATCTATTCCAAGTAGAATTGATGCGGCAGCTTTCGCAGATAAAGGGAGCCTCGTCATCTTCAGGCGGGGGACGCAGCTCAGAGGATTTTTGCATGGGCGTTCTGGTCCACCCAAATCGCTTGACCCAGCCGCGTATCTCAGAAGCGTTGCGCCCGATTCTCGGCCCGATCTGCTTTGGAGAAAGTCTTTCAGATCCTTCGTAAAGCTTCCTAGCCAGATTTTGTAAGTAGGTCATGTCCTTCTCTGTCTGACAAGGCCCTAAAATTCCGCCCACTATGACCTCCCTTTTCTTATGCTCTCGTCTGGTTTAGATAGACGAAGCTTATATCTTTAAAGGTTTCAATGTCCATAATAACCAATTCCAGCCCGGAGATATCCAGAACCATTAAGGGAATCTTTCCAGTCTCTAGCGACTCCCGTTCGATCTTCTTCCATATCTCTTTCTTAAGGGAGTAACTTTTTTTCTCGGTGCTCTTTACTTCTACCCTAAAATGTTTATTAGTCCCATCAGATTTCAGCCACCAGTTAGAGCCGGAGAAAGGAATTCTAGAAATTTCTAGCTTAGAGAGAATCTTCTTCTCAGCTTTAATTCCCGGCTTCATTCTATTGAATCCGACATAACCGGGAGGCTACCGCTGCGGCTGGCTATAAACTCCCAGGCACTGCGAGTGTCCTTCAATAAAGAGTCCCAATCTTTGACTTGCCCACTCCCACCCATCGTCCCAATGACGGTCCAGGCAAACGCTGCCTCCGCCGCTCGATACTGCTGGTATTGCCGCTCCGTCGTATTTTGTAACTGGAACTTTTGCTCCTCAAACTGCTGCTTCTTCACATTCAAAACCAATTCCTGCTCTTTTAACACAAGTTCCCGCTCCTTCAGTGTAGGCTTTTTCCCTTCTTTCTTAGCCATCGTAAACCTCCAACTCTCGATAGTGGAATACAAGTATTTCTCCTGGGTCGCTGTCTGGACTAACTCCCACAGCCGACTCATCGGAAAAATATCTAATCACAGCAGACTCTCCAGTTTTCTTTATTTTAGCTCTATCTCCCGCCCAAAGTTTATCGCGCTCCTTCTTATTCATTTTTTTCTATCTTCCTCGTTGATCCTCGTAATCACCACACCCGACCCATCACCGAGAAACTTCTTAAACAGCTCAATACTCTTACTCAAGTCCTCTAACTCTTTCCTCTTGTATTGCTCTAACATCCGCCCCCATCCGGATGGCGAATCTCCAAACCTCCACTTACTCATGCCTCTTTGTACCTTCCGCAGTGAACACAGTATTTTCCGATCGATCTTCGTCCCTCAAACCACGTACCTAGCTCATCCTCCCTCAAAGCAAGGCTCATGCCGGTGTTGTCTGTCACCTCAACATAGTCAGAGACAAAATCATGAGAGGAGCAGCTCAGTTCCTTCTCTCTTTGCGCCTCCAGATTCATTTTCATCTGCGGCCAAAACGTTTCCCAATCAGTTGGTAAAATAATATGACTACTCAACAATGTCTCCACCTCTAATCTCTGACGTGGGTTCTTTCAACCCGGTATATTTCATACGATTTGTTGATTCCTAATCCGGTCTTGGCACGAACGGTATATCCTCGCTCCCGGCACATATGGTCCTCGCTGAATAATTCCTTGACTTCTTTTGCCCTCTCCAATGTTGGAAACTGGTTCCAGCGTTCCACGGTACCATCATCATATATTTTCCAGATCTCATAAGTTACTCTAGTTGGGTTTTCCATTCCCCCCCCCTACTTTTCAACAACATCTGGTAGCTCCCCCTCCTCTTTCGTAACAAATGTATGCTTCTTATAACTCTCCAAGATCCGGCTCCGCAACCAGGGATCAAACTCCGGTCTGCTCTTTAAGAGAGTTCTGAATCCTTCCAATCCTTGGAACGTCACGTCCTCTCCCATAATCGTCCCCTTGACCCAGGCTCCTCCCTGTCTCAATAGCCCCGATACCTTTGCCAACCGGAGGACCATCTCGGGCTCATCAATACCCTGATCAAAAATAAAACGGAAATAACTGCGACTGCCCTCCACGCCCAGTCGATTCTTGACAGCTTTGACATAGACATCCACCCCCTTGATTGTCTGTTCAATCCCCTTCCCCTCAGTCAGCTCTTTCCTCACCCCCCTCACCTCCAAAAGAGAGGAGGCCCAGTGCCGAACCGACCTGCCGCCGGGAGTCCGCAATGCCTCTCCATAGGCCGTGTAGGTTCCGATCGCCTCTCTGACTTGATTGATCAAGATCATGGAAGTATTGGTCGTATAATTACCAAACTTCTTGAAAAACTTAGGAAGGAGGCCCGCAATTGTCGCCACCTCTCGGGTAGCCATTTCATGCTCCATCTCTTGGGCTGTAGCCATGCTAGCAATCGAGTCAATCGCGATAATTCCGCATCTTGGGTCTTTAGTACAGGTCAAAAGAGCATCCAAAGAGGTCTCTGCCGTTCCGACAATGTAGATTAGATTATCAATATCCACCCCATTAAACTCTAGCCATTCCTTGGCATCGGAAGACCGCTCCGAATCGTAAATAGCCACCAAATTTCCGTTTGCTCTTTTTTGCACAGAAGATAATATGTTATATAATATCAGACTCTTACCGCTTGCTTCCGGACCGTAGAACTCATAGATTTTACGTGGATAGATTCCTCCTCCCAGAACACAATCAACAGACAGAATACCCGAACTATACGGTTCCAGGGAAAGGTCTAACTGTCCCGCAGTCGTCAAAATACTCAAACTTTTATGCTGCTTTCGCAACTCAGCCAACAGCGCCTGAGTATCGGTCGAAGGTTTGGGACGATTCTCTGGTTGATAATCATTCATGCGATTTCCCTTCTTGATAAATTCGATACGAAACAATCTGATGTCTAGGAATCCTAATCGATCCAACCTCATCCCACTTTAAGTGATTCTTTCCTTCCATAACATTGAAAGCCCTGACCACGGCGGGCACAACCCGCCACTTACAGTCACTAAACAACTTCTCAGAAGAGATATGGTCTTCAAACCGAAAAGTCCGCCTCTCGCCCGTCACGAGAGTCACCTCCATCAGGAAAGCTGGTCCCGGCAGCGGCTTGGGAGATTGGGGCCTAGAGGGCGTAACCCACCAATTTTTTAAAATTTCAACGAGGCTCACCCAAATCTCCTTTTCTGAATATTAGACCTTCTCTCCATCTGGGGATTATGGCCAATATGATAAGTGGGATGCCGACAGAATTGACACAGATAGGGGAATACGACACTTCTGTATCTCTGATAGTGAATATCCGCCGCGATCTCCGCTCCTCTCCATGTAGAGTGTCGAGCCTTACCCTCACAAGATTTACGACGAATCCTTCTCTTACTAGCCATCAGATTGGTTACTTTCAAACATAAAGATATCTACCTGCTTACCCGCTTTCTTGGCTAGGCTAATTGAGTGTTCAGTCCCCTTAGATTTTCCATCCCAAAAAGCTACCAACCTATCACAATAATCCACGATGGACTTATTGCGGATAGGCCCCGCCGACCTACCATGCCTGTCCCAATCAGGTAAGAATACCTTTGTCTTCAATCCTTTAGCCTCTGCCGCCCTTACCGCTAAACTATCAACACCGGAGGCTCCCCCTGAAACTACTTCTGCATCATAAATATTAGCCATGAAATCTGCCACCGACCTTTCAACTTCCGAAAGATCCTTGAAAGACTTTGGCCTTGAGCCTACAACAGCAATTCTCATTTCTCATTGAACTCCCAAACTATGCCCAAGCAACCACCTTATCCCTTGAAGCAGATAAGCTGTACCAAAACAAATGGCTGAAATTACTAACCAAACGGTTGGGTTTGTATACCACCTATACATCTCAAGCGTCCTCATTAGCCAGCAAATACTTGGAGCTTACGATCTTGATTGAGGCTTTCCCAGTCTCTGGATCTCGTTCATCATCCAACGTCCGTAAAACGATCCCTTCAGCCAGCACACTGGGATTGAGGAAAGATTTCCGATTGGACATCTCCTCCAGCTCCTGAAGAGAATAATCAAAAGTACTAATCTCCAGAACCGGAACTGTTTCAATACCCAACAGAAGGGCGGTGCTCAACATATTCGGGAGATCGTAATTTAGGTCTGTCTGAGGATCGCAGACATTGAACAATAAGAACTTAAGCTCTTTCAGCCCGTACTTATTGCCTTGAATCCCTGGCCCAATCAACTCACCTTGGAGGATTATATCTTTTCCCAGCTCAATTAACTTGGTCTCTAGATCTAGCGCCCTGGCGACTCTCCAATAGGCATTGGTCTCGGATTCCTCGTACTCCCAATTGCGCCCACAGCAGCCAAATTCTTCATGAATATAATAAAAAGTCGCGGACGACCCGTCCGCTTTTTCCGCGATATAGATATTCTTTCCCTTATGCCGCTCAAAAAAGCCAGGAACATTCTGGGCGCTCTCCTCATCTGTTTTATGAACGCCCTTGGGCAGACCTCCCTTAACTACTCCGGCCAGCTCAGTTGGGATTTGCTTCTCATAGTGAGTAATTCCTAAATACTCCGAGACATCATCTCCAATAAGGCACTCTTCAGTTCCCAAAGGCCCCAATATTGAAAACGGGAGAACCAACCCCTGACTAATCTGACCACGAAATTGACAGATTCTCACGCGTTTTGGCGCGAAACGCCTGTACTCCTCAAATTCTGGCGTCTCAGGGAGCACGGAATCCGGCTGAACAAAAACTACTAAATCTCCTACTTTATACTGTCCCTTACCAGATACCGTACTCCACCCCATTACCGAAAGAACCTCAATTCGATCCGCTCCAGGAATGGGATTTACAGCATCCACTCTCTGAATAGTTGCACAATTGTTAGCCATGTACTTTCTCCTCTATTGAAACAATGTCCCCGCAATATAAACTGAATTAGCAGCACCCAAAACGAAAAATAATGCCCCTCCCGCCCCCTGTCCAGACGGCTTGTTATTTTGAACTGAATCAATCATGTGAGAAAACATACTAACCGCCATAACCATATTACAAAGTAACAAAATCCAAGCACTCATCAGTTCGCCTCCTCGTTCGTTCTGGCGTACTCCCCAAAATACAACTTCGCCGCCGCGTCATATTTTTCTTTGGCCAGCTCAAGATCTTCAGTATAGAGGAGAGTTTTATTCATTCCGTTTACTGTAATCGAAACCCGCCAACGGTTTCTAAACTTGTCCCAGCTCACTCCTTTAACACCGGACTTGTTGTCTCTTCTCGCCGTTGTCTGATTTTGTTGATTCTGCGTAGGAGTAACCAGGCGGAGATTAGACTTTTGATTGTTCAGCCCATCTCCATCAATGTGATCAACCAAAAGGTGCGGAGGGGCCTTCATAATCTCCCGGTGCATCAACTTGCGAATCCGCCTACCTGATGCGTCATAGACATCTCGATAAGCATAGCCTCCGCCACTCTTTCTGGGGGCGAATTTCCACTCCCACATCTTCAGCCCAGCGACATCCTCATCGTCTACTTTGACAACCGCAGTTTCCTGACCCACTAATTTCTTTTTCTGTTTACCTCCGACAGAAAAATATTGGTATTTTCTACCAACCAGTTGAATCTCCCTCATCAGATTGCGCGGGAAACCTCGGCATTCATGCCGGGGAGGGATAGCGCATCGGGCGCAGCCTGCCCTCTTCCCGCTTCTCCTTTCTTGAAATCGTGGTGTTGCCCATACCCATAGCCATCGTTGCGCTGGAGCAATTGACAGTATTTGTAACTGATTCCCTGCACCACCCCGCTATCAGTCTGGATGTTGAAACTGCCGCTACGGCGAACAGCAACGCGACCGAGGTAAGTTCCGGCCCTTTGGCCTTTAAGGACAATGGCTCTGACGCGATCCCCGGTCTGGAACCCCTGCACTTGTTTCTGACCCATCAGATAGCCACGGGGAAATCCATGGCCGCTCAGGCGGGTCCGCTGATAGGCTCCCCGGCCTGTGGCTTTGATAGCCAAGGTGGGGCGCTGCCAGAGGCTCACCTTGGCTACGGAGCCGACACACACCGCATCCAGGGCATGGGTCTTGGGAATCCCGAAGCGGGAGCGGTTCCACTTGGTTCGTCCCCCGGAGGCGGTTTCCACTGGCAGGCCCGTGCCCTTGAGTGCCTTGAACAGAGCCCAGCGGGTACTGTTGACCGCTGCGGCATCCTGCAAGGGGGCTTTGGCCTGGGCCAGGATACGGGCCAATCGCTGGGGATGGGGAGCCAGAAACAAACGGATATCCTGAGGGCCTTTGTTGAGGTTACAGCCAGCACAAGCCAGAGTGAGATTGCTGATGCGGTGGGACCCCCCTTGGCTCTTGGGATGGATATGCTCAATTTGCAGCGGCATCCCTGCCCCATCACAGTAAGCGCACTTCCGGCCCCATTTCTCCAAGAGGTATTCCCGCACTTCGTAACCTTGCAGCGTCCCTTGCTGATACTCCGCTCCTTCGATAGCCGGGTTATCCAGGGCCTGGGTATCGAAACGCACCAGCTCTATACTGATTCCCGTGAGGAGTACCCACTGTTGCAGCCGATGAACCCAGACCATCGTCGTGTCCACCCGGTGTTGCAGGCTGGGTGCCAGCCAACCAGGCGGTCTGCGGCGATTCAAGAAACGGGGAGCCCGGTAACGCAGATTGGCATTGCGCCGACGCCGACGCTTGGCCCGTCGGCCTGTCAGGGCTTCTGAGATAGCGCGGCCCCGATGCTTGAGCTCGAACAAGTGAAGTACGACTGTTCCTCCATCCTCCTGAATACGCACCAGCGCCATACCCGTGGTTCGGCTGCCAGGATCACACTTCAGGCGCAGCGGTTGAAATTCGCATTCCTCTACTTCACGGTCTATCAGCCGAATCACAAACGGCATCAGCCGATGCACCCTTGCCCGACCCCGTTCCAGCAGCAATCGGGCTCGTTTTTCGCTGCAGGGCATCAAAGCCTTGCTGTGACGATCCAAAACACAGACGGCCATGGGCCATCCTCCTTTTAATTGCCCTTACGGGCCTTGTAACGGGTTCTTACGAACCTCTCCCCTCGGAAATGTTGTAGACCGGCATTAGGCTCCGATCCGTTTCGTGCTTACCCTGTTGCGTGTCTGCAACCGGAGCTTCGAGAGGTTGGAACTGAGGAAGCATCCCAACGTCGGTCTTTAACCTATCTACAACGTAGCGGATTGGGTACCGCTTTTCCTGGTCAACCCGAGCCTGAAGTTTTCCTCAAGCTCCGCCTTTCAAGGCGGAGTAGTTGACACTTTTTCTAACTCCTTAAGCTTTAACCCTCCATACAACTCCTCCGCTTGTTCAAACCGCCTTTTCCAGTACAGCGCCACCTCCAGAGCTTTGACCAGCTCTTCCGCCACCTTTCTCTGGCTGGAGAACGCCCAACCATCCAGAACTTTCTGATATTGAAATATCTTATTTTCAATAGGGTAAAAGACCGGAAGACGAAAACTCGGATCGTCAATCACGCAAGAACTCCTTCTTTCTCGTAACTCCAACAATTTCTTCTAAACTACAAGTATACCTCAAATACCCTCAGTAATCAAGTTACGCCCCTCTCTGCTTTCGCACACTTCTCAGGCAATGTATGTCCGATTTCAAGACTATCCCGACAAGACGCTCAGCCTCATCCCTTGATTTTATAAATTTTTCGGCCTCTTTTAGAATCTGATCCTCTGTCCGCACCCCACAAATTACTGATTTTACTAAGCCAATACATCGTTTCAAGTCATCGCTCGGCCCAATATCTAGTGCTATCATGGATAGCAAATCAATATGAGAGGGATCAACAATGGCGGCCTCTGCAAACGACGCTAAGATTGAGTACTCTGTAGAAGTAAGCACGTCTATTTATCCCGCCAAGACTGAACAACTTTAGCCTCGGCCATAATAGGAACAGAGGAGTCTATCTTGTAACCTCGTTTAACGGCCTTGGAAATTACTTTATTAGCTCCCTCAACCATGGCCATCTCCAACTTTGCTCTATCCTCCTCTGAGTTTTCCGCCCTGGTGTAGCAGAGAAGTTCATCATGACAGTTTATAACAACCTCTAAGTTGTGAACATAATAGGCTTCGCACATGGCAGATTTGACAAAATCGGCGGCGCTACTTTGAAAGGGATGATTACCGGCCTCTCGTTCCGTTGCTGTTAAAAATATCTTCTTGACTTTCCCCTTATTACGGCTCGTGATATAGTCAATTTCCCACTCCTTGGGTAGGTAACTGCGCCTCCTACCCAAGATCGACCGGCTCTCTTTCTTACCAAAAACAGCGCCGTGTCGAACACTGCTCAGATACTGAGAGAATCCTTTATAGTGATTGAAGAAAGTTGTGAGAAATTCCTGGGCCTGGGCCAAGGTAAACCTCCCCTTGGATTTTTCAGCCAGTGCCTCGGCCCCACTTCCGTACATCCCCGAGAATACGCTGTTCTTCCCAATGGCCCGGCTCTCTTTCCAGTCAGGATCATCCGGATGTGCCCCCAACAGTTTCATCGCCGTCTCAGCATGAAGATCAGCTCCAGGCTGTTTCAATACTTCTGACATAACTGGATCACAACTAAGGATCGCAGCGAGCTTAACCTCTATTTGCTCAAAATCTGCAAGACAAAGTAGGTATCCAGGCGGGGCCTCAAAAAGTTCCCTCATTGCCCCCTCTTTGGGAATGTTCATTAAATTTAAGGCACTGCATGAAAAACGTCCGGTATCAGTAAATGCCTGCATCCAATTACAGTGCATTCGCCCAGTCAGAGGGTGCCGCATCAGAGGAAAGTTATCCAGATAGGTTGAGATCAACTTCTTAAACTCCCGATACTTGAGCAGGTTGTTGGTAAAGGGATGGTTGATCGTTGAAAGATACTTGGCATCTGTTGAATACTTTGGCTTGCCACCCTCATCAAATTCTCCCTTTTCCAACTTAACCAGATCCAGCCCTAATTCAGTGTAAGCTTGAATCAATTGTTGAGAGGAGTTTAGGAACTTTTCATTTTTGACCGTAAGATTTGCCGCTCGAACAATCTCCATAACCTTACCAGCATAGCTCGCCATCTCCTCCGCGTAAGCTTGACGAAGAAGCTCAGTCCTCTGAAGATTGACGTAGACCCCATTAGCCTCCATTGCCGTTGTTGCTGGAAGAGTCCGCATCTCCAGGGCCAGAACATCCAACAATCCGTCAGCTTGACAGACTCCATAAAAAAGATCCCAAAGAGGAAGAAGATAAGTTGTGTCCTGAGCAGCATAATCATATTGGGACTCTCTCAGCTCCCCAGACCAATCTGAACGTTGCTCAGTCTTGTCTAATTTAACTTGAAAAACCTCCCAAACAACCTCCTCCAGGCCATGCTTGGCTGGGAGCCCCGCTGTAATAAGCTGGTGGGCAATCATCGTATCTCCCCAATTTATCGGAGAGATTCCGTACTTTAGAAGAAATGAGGCTTCAAACTTGGCATTGTGGGCAATTAATTGCACCCCAGACTCTAAGTAATCTTTAAAGTTACCAATGGGAATTTTAAAGATGTCAAAGACATACTGTCTGCCGTCCGGAGTGGCAATTTGCATTAGTCGGATGTCTGCTGTTCTGATATCAGTCGCCCAGTTCTCCTCGTGTCGATTCTTGCCAGTGCCCTCCCACTCCCAATTATATTTAAATACTTTCAAATATCCTGGCCTCAAAGCAGTCTCAAAGTCGAGTCCGACTGTAGGAAACCGAGCAAGATCAGAAAGAATCCTCATCGCCTCTTCTGTGTCTTCTATGAGCCTATACTTTTTATCTAAAACAGTTGTCATCTTTTTGATTTCTCCTTACCCGTAAGCTAAGTCATAGATTTTCCTTCTCTGAACCTCCGGGCACCTCCTCCCGGCCACCAGAACGTCTTCCCAGGAATATTCACCGATTCCCTGCACAGTCACCCCGTAAGGCGTGGCCTCTAAATTCTTTAATTTTCTACCCGCTATAAGAACTGTAGCACTGTCATCTAACGCTACGACGATAGAAGCTCTATATTTCCGCAGCAGCTCATGAAACTCTTTAAAAAACTCAAGTTCCTTGTTCTTCAATTTTGATTTCATGTTTCGCCCCATCCTCTAATTCTCGCAGTCTCGCTTTACCTTTATCCGTTAACCAGCCTGTACTCAGACTAACCCCGTACTCCAAATACCCTTTTTCATCCATTTGCTCCATCTTCCGATACAAAACCTTCCAAGGAAAACGGTCTCCAAGGCGCTCGTATGGAAAAGGGGCACGAAGATTACCGCCTTCCAGATCCTCCCGAAACGCCCGGATCGCCCGTAGCATCTCCAGCTCCGGGACGTGCTTGAGTTGACGTGCCTTAGGTCGGACAATCATGCTCTACTCCCCCTTTTTATAAAATTGAAGGGGGAAGAGAACAGAGGATTGGCTATTCTCTTCCCCGGATTGGCAGTTAGATGATTAGTAGGGCACTTCTTCTGGCTCTACTTCCTCCGCTTGTGAGGTTGAGGACTCATACATTCCTACCAGTAACTCATGATTGGCCACATCCGGATACTCGCTGCACTCCTCCGGCAGATCAAAGGTCTGGAGTGCCTTCATGAATAAGAAGAGCATATCGCCCTTCTTCTGCGCTGTCGTCATCTCTTTAAACAGCTTCTCCTGCTCAGGAGAAAGACCCTTCGGCATCTTCAGCTCTTTACCCACCGACTTGTGTAGATAGCTAACTGTGTACTCTGTGATATCCTCTCCCTCGTGGCGGGAGATCTTTAGCTCCATCTTACTGAGCGGAACCTCTGTATCAATTTCAAAATTCTCAAGCTCAAAGAAATTAGCGTCTGCCTTTCCGGAGGTCCGGTGAAAATATTTGATCGGACTGACCGGTACCGTAACCTCCTCTCCTTTGAGATTAGTGTAGGTCGTTGTCTTTCCAATCGCCTCCTGATCCAGTCCAAAGATGACCATCACTTTAGAGATCCTGGCCTCGGCCTGCTCCGACGGGCTGAGGTTCGACCAATCCAACCTCTTCTCGCAGAGGCCACAGGCCAGCCCAAACTGCTCGGGACAGAAGACCTTGCGGAAGAGCCTATTCCCCTTTTTAGAAGTCCTGACCACATTGTGTCCGGTCAGCCGGGGAATCGTATAGAAATCATTGAACGGATGGAAAAGAACCGAACCGCCCTTCTCAATAGCCAGCCGCTCGATCATCTTCCGGTTTTGTTGCTGCTCTTTAAACTGCTTAGCCGCCTCTTTCCTCGCCGCCGCCTCCTCTGCCTGCTTTCTTAAATTGTCTCGATAATTCTGTACAGCTTCATTCATCTCAGTTCTCCTTATCCCTTAACAATCTCGCTGGTCCGTAACATATCTAAAATTTGCTCAACTGATTCTTTAACATAATCTTTTCCGCCCGTTGGAAATTCCAAAACTGTATAAGATTCTATTTCACCATCTACTTCGTCCACCTCCTCATAAAAATGAACAACGCCCCCAGAGCCAAAATAAAAAACACCAACAGACTCATTAAGTAACGTCAACCTCAACCACATCTTCTTAGCCCTCCTTTACTTCACTCATAATTGTAACCTTAGAATCTGGTCTAATCAACATCTCCGGCACACTCTCATAAGCCTGATGCTCCATCTTTACAAGCTCCTCAAAACTCAAATTTTCCCCCTCATAAATATCTGGATCAAACTCAATCTCAGTCTCTACGACTAACTTAAACAACACTACACTCTTCACTTTTTAACCTTTCTACACCAGGGACTAAACTTCTTCAAAAAATTCCAAAATTGCCCTAATCTGAGCACCAGCAAACCTCTGGTAAATTTTGTATATATTTTATCTTTGCCTCTCCTTTCTCTAATTGTTTGATTGTCAAACCGAGTTTCAAAATATGTTTACAGACCGCCCAGTTCCTCTCCTTTCCTTTCCGATACATATTGTCCATGGCCATGCGGTGTAGTAACCTGTAATCGTAGCACGAGCACCTAACATTTTCAAGATCTACCTCATAGCCTTTACCGTTCTTCTTATTTACTACCCAGTAGAGAGGATAAGGCTTTTCCTCACAGCCAGGAGGATTAATCTCATAGACCTGTAAATGAACATAGTCCCTAGCCAGCGATGCTAATCGTTTGGCCTGTTCTGCCACCATCAATGTCATAAGGGTCTCCTAATGAACCACTGCCGCCTAAAACCTTCAACACTCGAACTTTATCAATATTCACAAGATGCAGATCAACCCCGTCATCGACCAGAAAGAACCGATCTGTAACTCCCATCAGGTGCCCAGAAGTCTCTGAGGTATTTAAAGGCCCGTCTCCAGTCCAGATAACTACCTTCTTTCCCTCAATCAGATTTAACATTTTAAACTCCTTTTCGGAAAACTAGCCCAAGCACGATTCCTAGCACAAACGAAATAATCGAAACTCCCCAAGGAAAATTCGATGGCGCTACCCGAAACTCTGGAATATCTTCCAGCTCCACTATTCCTCTAGGATTCGGCACATTCTCAATATCTTGCCGCAAAGGACTAGGGACTAGCTCTTCCTGTTCGGGAACGGAGCTATCACCGTTAGTAATCTCTGGAAACCTTTTGAATCGTTCTTTAGCAGTTGTCAATTTATTGTAATTCAACACAGACCTGACAAAATTTTCCAACTCATCCCTAAAAGGGCTCCTTTTGCTGGTCTCCAAAAGTGTTTGGGCGCTGCCTATTTTTATATACAGGGCATAGGGCAAGTGAGGCTTTTGTAGGTTGTTAACATAAATATATCCTCCCTGCAACTTATCTTTATTTTCGGCTACTTTATTAGAGATCCAACAAGGACTATGCCCCAGCGCCCTTACAATTTCTGTACCCCTAAGAAAATACTCTCCGGAAGGGCCGGAATAAACCGATACCTCAACACCATTGATGACCCGACCCATTGCTGTCTGCCGCATCAAAACCGAAATAACCGGCTGATCAGTTCTGGTAATAGTTTTTTTCACCTTTTTTCTCCTTGCCTCTTCAGCTTACACTTTTCCTTTGGGGAGTTCAACTACTCCCGCCTGAATCAACTCTTCGTAAAGTTTTTTCTTATCTATGTCTCCTCCTCTTATTACCTTTTCCATCGTCTCAAAATTCTGACTAATAACGCGAAGTGGTATTTCATCAATGGTGCCGCGAGTTATCAAATCAACCACAGTAACTCTATTAACACTCCCATAACGATAATTTCTGGCGAGGCTTTGAATCCGATCTACGGCTGAATAAGAACGGTCCAGATAGATCGCTAAGGTAGCGCGTTGAAGATTGATCCCTTCACCTGCTGCTGCGGGATTTCCGCAGAAGATGTCTACTTCACCAGCTTGGAACCTGGCCACTGCCGAGGCTCTCTGATTCTGAGGGGTACGGCCATCTATGTAGACAGCGGCATCTCGGAAATGCTCCTTAAGACGATCCATCTGCCCTTGCCAATTTGTCCAGATAATCGCTGGTTCTTCAGATTCTTCGAGAACCCTCTCCATCTCTTCCAGCTTGATAGATGAACCTGCCTCTCCGAACAGAGAGGGATCGTTGGCCGCTTGCAGAAGCCGTATCGCTTTAACCATCGGAAAGAGAACAATGGCTTTGTAAATCTCATCCGCGTTCATTCCTTTCAACTCATCATAAAGCTGTTGTTTCACTGCCTCATAGATCTTCTGCTGTTCTTTGGTCATGCTCACGTACCGGGTAATAAAAATCTGAGGCGGCAGATCTAGAACCTCATGCCTTTCCCTTCTTAAAGAGATCTCCTGGATCTGCTTCCGGAGATGATCAAGGTTCTTATAGCCGATCTTCTCTTTGATTGTTCTCGGGCCTTGCGGTGTTCTAATTTTCCGATCCTGGGTGACGACATGACGGCTGTAGAAGGCCCAGTAATTGCCTAGATAATCCGGCCTGACCCAATCAACTGGACTCCAAACGTTCTCGACATTCTTAGGCAAGAGGGTCGCCGTTAGACCGATCTTGTAAGTAGGACTTACAAGTCGGATCGCCTTTGAAATATTACTTGCTGGATTTGCCAGGGCGTGAATTTCGTCGAATATAATTACCCAATCAAGAATATGGATGTTTCCGTTGACCTGCTTAAACTCGTTGAGAAGTGCCTGACACTTCTCAGGAGCCCTCTTAAATAGGTCGGAGGTCATAATGCACCCAAAAGACTTTTCCTCCTCTAATTTGGCCTTGTACGAGGTCATCTTACTTGATGAAGCAATGAAAATTAGCGGCACCTTCAGACCAATTTGTTGGGAGCAGATCTCGTATTCACTCTGCCAAGAGGAAATAACTGAGGCGGGACAGAGGATAAGAAAGCGGGATATTTGTTGGGTTTTCAGCCGAACCAGCAGAGAAGCTAAGGTGGCACGGGTTTTCCCGACCCCCAGGGAATCCAACAAGAGAGAGTGTCCTTGCAGAAGGAATTTAGCTCCTGAGATTTGATGTTTCATCAATACGGGGGAAAGCTCATGAAGAATAGCTTCTGCTTCAGGGGAAAGACCGGAAATTTGTCTTTCCATCTCTTTTCTTAGGGGATAGTCCAACTCCAGATGATCAACCAGACTTAGCTTCTCCAATATTTCCAGGAGACGATACGTTGGGAAAAGCCACTGACGATTCTCTGGTTCATACCGTCCCTTCATCTCTTTACAGATCTGAATGGCTTTCTGAAAAATACGATCTTCCTGGGTCTTAATGGAAAGACCTATTTGATTACTCTGCTTACTTATTTCAATCATGTTCAGCCTCTGTTGGAAAACCATTGGTAATTGTCCAATAATCCTCTGATTTTTTATTTTTTAGGAAATTTTTTAAAAACGGTTTGAAGTTATCAAAGGGAATTCTATCCACTTTACTTGATTCTATGGACTTAAGGAAATAACTAATCTCATTATCTATTAACTGATTCTTTTCTTTTTTTGAATTTATTTTATAGATAATTTGATTCAGGCTATTCCAATCTTTATCAATCAATATTTGAATTATTTTTATCTTTCCAAAAGTATCTCCAAGGAGTTTAGCAAGGTATTGATGAGTATTATTTTTTTGGATAAGTTTAAAGGTTTTTAAATTTTGAAATATTAAAGCGTTTAGTGTGGCCTCTTCTCCTCCCGGGGGGAGAGAAAAGTGAGAGGTCGTCATTCCTTCGTCTTTCGGGATTCTGTCTGTCGGATAGATAGATACAGGAGGGACGATAGAAGGACGATTTATAATTTTTCTTCTTTCTCTTTTATTAAAAAAATTAAGGGTAGCGGGATTTTCCAGTTCTGTCAAGGTTTCTTTACTGAAATTTAAATTAAGATTTTTCCCGTTCTGTATGTACTTTTGTAAATACTCCTTGAGAATAACCCGATACAGAGCTGACATGGTGAGACCAACCTCTGCCGCTACACGTCTGACACATTCAGCGTGAACGGTAGGTACACTTAATACAACCTTAACTGTTGGTGGTTTGGGCATCTATTCGACTCCTTTCAAAATCAAGTCCATAAAATGCTCCTAAAATGCTCCTGTTTTTCGCTCTTATTTTGCTCCTGTTTGAGCCTAATTTTATAGTAGTTTGTCTCCTATTTTCTGTCAATCATTTATTCTAATTCGTAACAGATCTTGATATTTACGCCCTTATTTGTCTTCTCTCCGTAACCTCCTGTAATCTCTGTGATCTGACATTGGAAGAGGGTAGCCTTGATATTATCCAAAAGAAGTTTAGCGGTCTCCTTTGGGACAAATCCCAGGTGGAAATTCGTTTTTTCATGGACAATCATGAGAGCAAAAGGGTCCGTGTGTTCCATCTGGGAAGTCTTACCGCAGGGGTCGTGGACCAGCATCAGGCTATCCCCAACTTTGATTTGGTCCCAGGGAATGTTGGTCCTGAAGCTGAGGCCATTAATTTTGCTATGCATCTCTCTTCCTCCTTGTAAAATAAGGACGTCGTGTTTGGAGACTTTGGCTGAGTATCCCTCTCCCAAGTCAATGATGTAGTTGTATTTCAATTCTCCAATGACCGGAAAGGTTGCGCCTTTAGGGCAGTCAGTTTTTTGATCCACACCAAATCTGGTCAGAGTAGGTCTGCCTCCCCAATCTGCCAGTCTGAGAGGGCGCAATGTAATCACTTTCAATTTTATTTCTCCTTTCTAACTAAGGTTAAATTTTCAATCTGATACGCAAGACCACTTGACGTATCCCCTATAATATAGCTATAACACAGTTGGAATATCGAAGTAAGAAAGAGGTTTGTCACATGGCCAAGGATAAGATTTACGAGTTAATGGAGCTTCTGATTAGGCGTTCAGACGTTAATCCACATGAGATTCCGGCATTGATTGTGGATATGCTCTCTGTTGCCAATCAGGCCCCCCAGGAGCCTGTCCAGGAGGCTGCGCCGATGATCAATGAAGTCACCTTTAGACCCTCCCCCAACCTGGTTAAAGCAACTGTGAAAAATAAGATCGGTTGGCCGGAGGGAGTCAAGAAGGAGGAGTTTCAGAACTGGAAGCGGCAGATGATCGCCTCTGGCTACCAGGGAAGTCTGAACCCCCACTACTACAAGCTGCTCCGGGACACAGGAAAGCTCGGCCCTAGCCGGATCAAGGCATCTGAACTCGTTACCTCCGTCCGCTGATTAGGTTGTAGGAAAGACCCCCCAGACTGTAATCCGGGGGGTCTTCCTGTGGGCAGGTGGGATAGCGTTAGGAGGAATGTTTACTGTAGGGTAGGCCCTCTCTGATTGCTGCTGATTTGTAAACAACAATCTTATTATCGAGGGTGGTTGAGATCAGATCCTCCCGGACAAGCCCCAGCCGCTTTACAATAGAGAGGTTGAGTTGTTCCAGGTCGTGAGCGATCTGGTCTTTTTTCAGTCGAAGTTCGTCTAGTTCTCGATTGATCTCCTTGCTTCGGACAATGAGAGCTTTTTGGGTGAAGATCTCGCTATCCTCCATTTCTCCGACAACAACAGGTTCGTTTTGGAGCTGTTGATTTCCAAAGACCACGTGAGCCGTCATACCCATTTGTTTGAGGATTTCCGGGGTTAACCCCATCGCCCTTAAGATGTCTTCTGAGTTGTGTTCTCGCACGGTTCCTCCTCTTTCTTGGGAAGTTTTCCTTTTAGCTCTTTTCCTCGCCAATCCTCTTTTGAGATTGCCTGCTTGTGGAAAAGAAGGCCGTTGAGTTGATCCGGTAGGAGAGAGTGCGAGCTGTCGCCCTCAAACTGATAGATGCTTCCTAAAGAGACGGCTCGATCAGAATATTTTAGATCAGCCGGTTCGTTGTCGTCCATCATGTGGAGGTTGTTGGCGATGTAGGATCGGCAACGGATCTCAAAATATTCCTCTCCGATCTCTCGGATAAAACCGATCAGACACTCTCCGTCTTCCAGCTCTACTCTGGCAATAGACTGCTCATGCAGGGCTTTGGTTAATTTCTTCCATAATAATTTATCCACATCTTTAGCCCTCCTTCTTTATTATAGACGGAGGGCTTGTACAGTTTCAAATTTTTCTACTCATCGTTGAGAGAGATGGAAGTTTGCCCGCTTGGTTGGATCTTGGCTACCCCGTCACAAAAGAGATAACGGGTATTTTCTTTCTCGCCCTCTCGGTAAATTGCGTGTTCTTTGACAACGGCCATGACATTTTCTACATTTTGCCCTGGCCCCTTGTACTTGTCCCAGATCTGTTTGAGAGTCCAGCCTCCCAGCCGCATAAATAGTTTACCCATGTTCCTTTCCTTTCTTTTACGGTTTTTGAGGCTGATTTCTTTCCTCTTGTACAAGTTTTTGAAGTTCTTGTTCCATCTCTCGAAAATCAACATAGTCGAGTTCCGGGTCTATCGAAAAATCAGTTAGTTTCCCTGTATAGAGGTTCCTGGTTTCCCATCCTCCATTGGGAGTTGTGATCAGAAATTCTCCGCCTCTTTTTTCAATTGCGTATGGACTCACTGAGCGCCTCCTTCACTTCGTCTAACATTAAGAATTGAACTGACCCGATATTCTGCTTTCCTACAATCACCTCCGGCTTCTCTCTCCATGACAGGGCAAACTTGCCGTTTAATGAGACAAGAATATCTTTATCTGGGTAAAATTTACATTGTTTGAAGGCCCGCCGGTATTCTAGTTCTGGAATATGATGGCGGGCGTATCTGAGACGTTTCTCGATCAGGTCTGGACGGTTGTGGATACTTTCAACATTTGGGTTTCCCACAGCTCTTTTGCCCTCCTCAATCTTATATCTCTGACACTACCGCCCGAAATGTAGGTATCCGGGCGATTCCCAGTTCTTGCCACAAAGGAATGCGGTTTTCCGTTTTTGAGACAGGCGTAAAGGTCCGCCTGTTTGAATTGTCCTAAGAAGTAGCAACTTGGGCAGTTGTGAATATAGGTTGGTGATTTCAATTAGCGGCCTCCCAATCATCTTCTAATCGTCTGATTGTGTACTCGTCGGGGGTCAACTCCCGTACAATATCTTGACCCCCGTACCCATTATGGGCGTTACCCCGGTTGTCTATGAATCCTCGGCGCTCGTCGAATTTCACAATTTTGATTATTTCGCCTCCAACAAGATAGTAGGATCTCCCAACGTCAATGATTGGGCGCATCAGCTACTGTCGTTTCTACACATTCATTACAGATGTATTCGTCTGGAAGCTTTCCTTGGAGATTAATATAAATCACCTCTGTGCATCTAGAGCACGAAATTGTATAGTTTTTTAGACACTTTAAGCAAAGATTTATTTTTACTCCTTCCTCCTCTTTTTGATAGGTGGCTAATAGAGATTGGTAGTACTCCTTGTTACAGCAGCCGCACTTTTTGACTGTCTTTCCATAGCAACGTTCACAGAAATGATTTCTGATCTCTCGGCTATCGTCGGCAAAGTCGGTTTCCTGGGAGAGCCTGCACCTACATTCTCGACACTTATAAGGGTAGGGGGCGCACTTTTTACATTGCCAATAGGAGGTATGGTAGGTGTTCTTCCCACAGCGAAAGCAGAGCGCGGGTTCAAATTGGATCGTGGGTATATCGGAATTGGTGATTCTTTGTTTCAACTCTTTTCTGTTGATGACAATGCGAGTGTCCAGTTTGTCGAAATAGACAGCTCCCTCTACTTTGGTCAGGTTGCGGGACTTTGCTTTTTTGATCTTGGTATAGGGGTGTTGGTAGTTTTTGCTGTACCAGGTTGTCTCTGTCCGCATTGTTTTGTTTAAGGTCACGACCAGCTCTTTTTGCAGCAGGAGCAGCATTTTATGACTGACCTCTCCGTAGCGACGGCCTAGAATCAGGCTATTCTTCTCCGGCATGACATGCAGGAGAAGCCTCCCCCTTCTTTTCTTTGGATATTGATCCTTCTCGCCTAGAACAAGGGCCGCTAGTGTGAACTTGTCTCGGCAATAGCTAATCAGCCCGTTACTGTAATCAGCATCAATATTGTTGGCCTTGGAACGCGGGTTCAGGCAGGTGCAGACTTTATAGAGCGCGTTCTCCGACAGAAGAAGCAAATCAAAGGGATTTGCTGTCAGAGTGAAGGTTCCGATATTTGGTAGGGCGTAAAACAGAGCTAGAAGATCCAGCGGGTCGTCTCCGCAACATAGTTTTTCTTTTACGAGGGTGTATTCTTTGGGCGCTATTTGTTTGACTAGGCTGAAGAATTTGGTTATTTTTAAAGAGTTTTTAGAATTTTTAATAGGAAATAGTTTGTTTTCTATGCAGTCCCCTAGAAATCTTTTTGCGCCTTTCCCGCCCTTAATCGGGAAGTTGATTTTGGAGACGAGTTTATAAAATGGGAGGTTATCTTCGACCGACATAAATCCTTCGTAAATAAGGTGGGAGATCGCTTTTCGTATCCAGAGAAAGAAGGGCTTCCCCCCTGTTTCTACAGAGAAGGGAATGTCTCGCCTTAGATTGTCTCCGAGATTTAAGACTTTCTTTAGTGTTTGTTTTTTGGAGAAGCTATCGATTAATAACTGGTCAATAATCTCCTGGTTGAACCGGAGGGATTGACGATGATTTTTATAGATGTAGGCGATAAAGTTGTTGTATTCCTGTTCCGCCCCTGGGTAGAGTCTTGCTAGCTGTTCAGCAGAATTAAGTTTGGTTTCTACAAGCACAATACCTTCTCCCAAACACCTTACTGAATTAAAGAGGGGGGCGGGGTAACAGTCTTCAGGTGCTCCCGCCCCCTTTTATCTTACTCGTTTTACCTACCTTCCTGCAAGCGCCTGTTTGAACTCGGCCTCCAGTTGGTTGATCTTCTGTTCCAGTACCCGGCTGTCCCGGTTCATGGCTGTGGAGTAGATATCGACCCGTTGCCGGAAGGATTGGAAGTTATCATTGAAGTTCTTGACCCGGATGTGTCCGTCTCGGGTTGCCAACTCTTTGATGTTCTCTCTCAGTGTGTCGTACTCCTCGGTCAACTGCTCGATAAAGGCATTGTACATCGACTTCTGGTTCTCCTGGTCATTAACCACGGCAATCCTCAGCAGCTTGCTGTTGGGGATGGCATCGACGAACGACTTGAGGGCCAAAGTCTGGGCGGAGAAGGACTCCGGGACGAAGAAGAGACCTCGACCGATCCGAATCCCGGCGAACTTGGACTCAATATACCGCTGGGAGACATCGTAAATATCATCGGCGGTATAAGTTCCCAAGTAATGGGCCAGCCGGTTCTTTACCTCCTGCTCGATACTCTCCGGTAGCTCAAAGATGATTGTATCGGTCACGGTATTAAACCGAATACGGTTCCGCTTGGAGAAGTCTACCTCGTTGGCGATCTTGTCGATAAACTGATCAACCAGCCGGTAGACAGCCCACTCCCCGTCCATTCCGACATAGGCCAGCAAAGTGTTCTTACCCGCCAGCTCTTTTAAAGCTTGATAGAGGGCAGTCTTCTTCTGTTTCCGCCGGGGCAGAGGCTCCAACCCGGCGGCCTTTTGACGCTCCTCCAGTTCGATCCGGGGGATCTCTCCTTGAATTTTCATGTTGATCAGATGTCCCAGTTCTTTCGTGCCGATCTCGTTCTGATCTACGGCGGTGGTCTCGATCATCTTTTCCAATTCAGTTGTCGTCATTTTTCTTGTTTCCTTTCCCTTCAATATTCCAGTTTGTGGGCTTTAACAAGGCCCTCTAACCTCATAAGTTGGCCTTCTAGTCTTTTTTTCTCCCTGTACAGAAATACTTCCAGCTCTTTTAGCTCCGTCGGGGTAATTTCTAAGAAGGTTTCGTAGAGCGCGTGATAATCGAATAAGACACCAGTCTCTGAGATGTAGGTGCCAACGATACAGTTCTTGTCGCAATTTCCGTGCTCCGGCAGGAAGTAGGCTGATTCTTCTTCTATCTTGTAAATCTTCCCCGCCCTCCAGTCTTTTGATAATTTGGTCATGTTCCGCTCCTTCCAGTCGTCTGTGACTTCCCTTGTGGAATTTTCCACACCGCAGACAGGGATACCCGTAAAGTAGATCCTGTTTTTTTCTTTTTTCAGCAACATTGGCCGCCGCAGCTGACTGTTGCGCCTCCTCTAAGGTTTCATAGACGGTTCCGCGCCGTGTTTTAGCTCGACAGCTTCTGATGTGGCCTTTAGAGATCACAATTATATCTCCTCCTATTAGTTATACTTCATAACTAATACGTAAAGACAGTTAGATAGATGCTCTGCCCTCCCTTCTTTATGTTCCGGGTGCCAGACTGGAGATTCGCAGTAGCGGCAATACTCGGAGTAACCTCCTGGCGAAGCATCTTCAGTGACCCAGTTTTGCTTAAAAAAGTCCTGGATTCTAAACCAGTCTTCTTTTTCTATATACAATCTCTTCCTCCTTAATGTAACTTTAGAATTTCCTCAACAACTTTATCGTCCAGGAGGTTCTGTATTTTGATTACCTCATCGCTAAATGCCTCTACTTTTGCTCTGTAACTGCTTGTTCCGATCAGTACTGTTATTACATTAAAAGCTTTCTCCTTTCTCACTGCGTTAAAATTCTTTAGGAAGTCATCGGTCAGGGGGGCAACCCCATCCGTGATAAAGATCAGATCGGCCTCTTTGAAAGCTGACATTTGAATCTGTACAAGAGCCTTACTCAAGGGAGGAGCAAAGGCAGTGCCCCCTCCGCTAAAGCTATTGGCGTAATTCAATAAGTCTGTAATTCTGGACTTCCCTTTTTTAAACTCCCAACTCTGGTACACCGACGTATCGAAGGTACCGACAAAGAGATCTCGTCCCTCTCTATGAGCAATGGTCAGCATGGCTAGGCCGATCGCTTTACTCCAGATATCAGGAATCCCCTGCATCGAGCCCGAGACATCACTGAAGACAATGATCGGCCCCTTCCCTTCCGGGGGTTTACTGACCAATTCTAACTGCATCAGCTCACTAGAGAGATACTTCTTATAGAAGAGATCCTCCAGTTCCGGATCGACCAGGTAGAGAGCCTCGGCGGGAATCATCCGGGTCAGGTCTTGACCGAACTCGATCCCGGCGATCTCATCCGGCTCATGTCTAAGTTTCTGTTTCCTTTTAGCTAAGGCGATCCGTCGAAACTTCCCGGCCAACTCGACCAGTCGTTGCAGATCCTTACTTTGTTGTAAGGAAGATGCTAGTAATTGGATCTCTCGTTCTGCAACCACACCTCCATTTCCGGGGCCGTCCCCCCAGCCAAAGACATCCATAGCGTCCTGTAGTTGTTGAGAATCTTGTGCCGCCGCCTCAAGTGCTCCTCGGATGGCCTGTCTAAGTCCGTCAGTAACGTCCGGATCAGTCCAGGGCGCAGGGATTCCTGCCAAGGCCGCCTCTTCTTCAATTTGAGCCTCCTTCTGTCTGTCTAACTCCTCCTGTAATTCAGGGTAGTCTTTGACCAGCTCCTCATACGCCTTCTGACGCTCAACGAGGTTTTTTATTCGTTTTTGAATCTCTTCGGTGGTTCTGGCGTGTTCCTTAACACTCTCCGGCAACTTTCCTTCTACCTCCCCCCAGAACTTACGGGTGGCGGAGGCAGAAAGAATTGCTTGTCCTTTCGTCTGCTCATGCAGATTTTCGTACTCTCTAAGATTCATCAACTCTCTCATTACCTTCTGATTGGCCAGATAGTCGGGAGCGACATCGGGGTTAATCTCAGGCGTATACTTGAACATTGATGCAAATAAGTCTCGACAGAGTTCTGACGCCTTTGAATAATCGCTGGCATCTATTTTCTGTTGGAGAGCCGGGGATTTTTCGGTCATCTCCTTGAATTGAAGCTGGTCGAACTGGAGTTGCTTGATTGCACAATCATCCATCCCCCTTCTCCTTTAACAAGAATTTCAGAGCATTGGGATCAAACCATTGATCTTTGATGATATGCCCAATAGCTGTAATCCCTCCTCCCAGTCCCTCCGACTTGATGCGTAGGTAAGTACCGGGGAGATCCTCCCATTTCCGGACTTCCAGCGTTTCCAGAATCCTCATCAAGTGGGTCATCCCGTAGGCTGTACCAATTCGGGTGTAGTCTTTACACTCCTGTCCGGGGAATTGTCTCTCGTCCAGTACCTTACCGCCAAAGCTACAGCCGCTCCTCTCCCATTCGATATGGAGCCAGTAGCTAAACATGCCCCGGTCAGTTGCCGCTTCCCCTAGTGTTGTAGATTTGATCCTTGCATTCTCAATGGTTATTTTACTCATTGTTTCTCTTTCCTTTCTAGTACTTTGTAGCAAAACGTCGGTAATTATAAATATATGCCGACGTTTTGCTACGGCCCTTTGATTGCCGCTAGAATGACCACTCCAGTGCTGGTCTGTTGGTTTTCATAGCCTACTGGCTCATTTGGAAAGCGTCTAACCAGCCACTGTAAGGCTAGAGTACCATCGTCCGAAATGAGTCGTTTATTTGCAAAATCGAATATTAGTTTCTGGAATCCCTCTCTTCCCGGCGTATTTAGAACTAGCCGGGCCTCTTTCAGCCTTCTTAAAAGGAGGACTCTGGATTCCCCTATGGCCCTAGCCCGGTCCTCTACCTCTTTTCTCCCCGCTTCCTGTAACTTTTTATATTCTTCGTTTGTCATGGGGCCTCGCCCTCCTTCCGTAATAGTCGGATCTCAGCAGGAGCAGACTTCGTTGGACAAACCTAAGAGCTTTGACATAGCCGTGCCTCCGGTTAAATTTTGTCCTCTCCAACATGAGACTTCTCTCCGCTTGATAGTCTTCCTTTCGCATCTTCTAATTTGATCTCCTCTGAACATACCGCTAAAATATCTGCCTTTGCCTCTGATAGTTTATAGAGAAGTGAGGTTAGCACGAGATTCTTGGCATACTCGTTGACATCATATTTGGTGGGGCCAGATAGCTCTAGTTCTACCCGAACCATCACCACCGTTTTGAATAATTTTATCGACATTCTACCCATCCTTCCTCCGGCTGAAAATCTCCGTACAGTTGATAATCCACTTGATAGATAGTCCTGCAACTACAGCCGTAGCTGAGTGTTATGATTGTGCCAAGGGCCAGAATGAGAACAATGGCAATTATTTCCCCGATAGAAAATAGATTATAGCTGCTCACCTGTACCCTCCCCTTCTTGTGATTTTTTCTTCCTTAAAGAAGTACTTTTCTCTGGACTCGGCCCCCGCCTGTTTTTGCTGCCGGTCATAGAGTATGATTGAGACTGCCGCTGATAAATTAAGGCAGCCCCTCGTTGGAATATAAATGACATCCCGGCACCAGGACAGTACCTCCTTTCCGAGTGTCCCGTCTTCCGGTCCAAAGATATAAAAGGCGCGTTCAGGATGCACATAATTATGTACACTTTTTGCTCCCTCTACGAGGTCCACTGCGACTGGTATGCAGTCAAAGGGAATAATCTTTTTAAGATCATCTATTCCCGATAGCAGGGGGATGTGCCGATAGGCGGACATGGTGTCAGTGGCTGACCGCTTATACCGTTTTCCTGTTGCAGCAACCCACTGGATTTGGAAGCATCCCGCTGCTCGTAGAACATGGCCGACATTGACCTCGTGTTTGGGATTGACTAGCCCAACTCCGCAGTAGCCCCGCATCTATTTTCTCCCCAGCATAAACTGGACTAACTCCTCCCGGTAGAGTTGAATCTTGTCAGAAACCTCTACAAGTTTTCGATTCTGTTCCGGGGTTAGACTACTGATTCTCTGTTTCAGCTCGATCTGGATTGTCCTAATCGAGTTGAAAGACTCTTCGACCGAGACCTTGCCGTCATCTGTCGGATTGGTAGCCCTCTGGAAGATTTCAGTTGCGGCGTCGTACTGCTCTAGAGCATATTTATCATGCGGATTGATAAACTCCCAGATCAAGGACTTCAATTTCTTAACTTGGTCAGGTTCCTGCCAGTAGACGTGGGCGAGAATTCGAGCATCTTCCAAGATGACATGATTTCGTCCCGCCAGGACTGCCGACGCTTTCAGAAGGGAAAGAGATTCCCTAGCCTTTCGGTCAGAGATATTGAATCCCTCCCCCCGTAGTTTTAGGAGAAGATGAAGATGCTGATCCAGATAGGTATCCGTCTTGACCTGATTGGTCTGCTTTTGTAGCGTCTCCAAAGAAGACAGGTATATGGTCGGACCGACCTGAGGAGTGGAATGGAGCATTCTCCTGATATTGTTCTGATCTTGTACCGGCTTGACCAGATACTTACACATAAAACGGTCAAAGAGGGCCGACAAATCCTCCCCCTGTGGTAGCTCGTTGCTTGCTCCGATCAGGGACATCAGAGGCACCTTCTCCGCCCCGCAACTCCCGTTGTGGAAGACCCTTTCATTGACGATCTTCAAGAGCGAGTTTAGAATGGCCGAGTTGGCCTTGAAGATCTCATCGAGGAACGCGATTTGCGATTCGCGAATCGTCCCCTCCTTGATAAAAGCGTACTTTCCGGCCTTGAGATCGGGTAGGGAAGGAGGTCCAAAGACCTCTTCGGGCTTGGTAAAGCGGGTCATGAGGATTTCAAACAGGTTAGAATCTGTAACCGATTGGGTTAATAAATTTGCGGTCAGGCTCTTTCCCGTACCTGGCGGGCCAAGGAGAAGGACATGTTGCTTGGCGAGTAAAGAAAGAAGTAGCCCTCGGATCTCCTCTTCCCGTTCCACGACTTGGGAGTTGAGGTGGGTTTCTACTGCCAATAGTTGGAGTTTCTCTAATTCTCCTGGGCTGCTTGTCGTCATGTTGTCCTCTTTCTCTATAGCAATTAAATTTGACATTCTCTAATCCTTCAACTTTAAATAAAACTTGAGGCGGGAGATTTGCCATTCTTGCTCAGCAGCCCCAGCAGCATCCCCAGCAGCATCCCAAGCAGCATCCCAAGCAGCAGCCCCAGCAGCAGTCCTAGCAGCAGCCCCAGCAGCATCCCAAGCAGCAGCCCCAGCAGCAGTCCTAGCAGCATCCCAAGCAGCATCCCAAGCAGCATCCCCAGCAGCGTTCAATTCTTCTTGGGTAATTTCACCATGGGCGAACTTCTGGGCTGCTTGAATCGCTAAGCGGGGCCGTTGATCTTCAGGGTATTCTTTTTCATAGATCGCAATAACCCGTTCAGCGCAATCGGCGGCGAAGAGTCTCAGGTTCTTAGGGTTCCATTCTTCTACAGAGCGGATCAGGCGGATCTGCTGAAAGACAAACTTATCTCCGTGATCTATAAGTTCTCCTTTGTACTCCAAGAGATACATGGAGTGGTTTGCCCATGTCAGGGCGTCTTTCAATTCACAGCCATGCCAACCAGATTTACATGGTTCTATCACTTCTATTTTTGGCGTCCACTCCCCCGGTTTCCAGGTTCCGTCCTTCCTCCGTTTGGGAAGATCGTATTGAAAGTTCCCTCCATTACAGGACTTTCCATCCCTGCCTAATAGTTTAAAGTACATTTTAATCTTTACTTCCTTTCTTTAGTATTGGGTTGACGAAACCAGTCAGGCGGATGAGCGATGACGGTTTCTAATGCCCTCAATAAGACCTCCTCCGTCTGGTAAGGATAATAGAGTTTCAAATATTTTAAGCTCTCCTCTTTATTTCCTCTGGTGTCCTTCTCCCGCCACCAAGCCCCAACATAGTATAGACTGTTCGCCTCCCCAAGTAACTTTAAGTTATATTTCGCGTGGGTATCCTTGGTTATTAGGTCATGTTCCATATTTAGCCTCTTTAGCCTGCATTGAAGCTACCGATAATTACTTCAGCCCGTCCATTTTGGTCTAGTTCGACGCAGCTTGACCTAGTTGGATCTCTCCACCTATCATAATTTTGTGAGCCGACGACCGCCGCAAGTTCTCGCGCTTCGGTCTCATTGGGAGCCCGAACGACAAAGGAATCGTACTCGTCGTAATCACCTTCTTCAAGTGTGGTTATTTTCCAAAGTGTCATTTTAATCCTCCTTTCTTAGTTTAAAATGAGAGAATATTCCAGATTTTGTACAAGATCCGCATCTTTACTCAGGATTTCAGTCAGGCTCCCCGCCAAGATTGGGGAGTCGTCATCAACTTTTAGGATCATAACAATGTCGTGATGACGATCAGTTTGGTTGTCTTTACAAATAAGGTTAGCTGTTCCTGAATTGAAAATCCATTCCCCGCACTTGGGAATCCGGTGTTCCCCCGTCTTGACAAAAATAATCTTCATCTCGCTAGCTCTCCTTTCAATCCTAAATAATCACTGTAGTTTTTCCCGCCGCTCAAAACCCCTGTGATAATGGTATCTCTCTTCAAGACATGAAGAGACCCGATACTATTGGTTCTCCGCATGAGAAGAAAGACGGGTCTCCACCCGGTAGAGACGCCTACCGTGCCAGTTAACTCCTCCCCTCCCCTAAACATGACGCGGATCTTCTTTCCGCTATCAAAGAAAGGGATAAACTGAGGAGCCAGCTCTGAGGGATCAAATCTTTCCCCGTACTCCTTCTCCTTACCCTGAATAAATTCATTAAATTTTGACATGACTTTCCTCCTTTACAAGATCCAAAACCTGCCGTAACAAAGGAATGGGGAGATATCTTAACTCAACTTTGTAAGCCCCATCTCCCGATATCTGAACCTCGTAGCGGATTTCTCCTGCCATTCCGTGAAACTTATCTCCCTCCCCGTACTTGGAAACAGAGCCCCCGTAGAGACGTGCCAGGGTCTGCGTGATCTGTTGTGCCCCCTCCTTTCTCTTCTTTTCTTTTCTATGGGATTCTAGCTGCTCCAAGAAGAAAGTTCGCATAGGGAAGAGAGTCCGCTTGATCTGGCTCGCCATCTGTGCCGCCGCCTTAGTTTTCAAGATGTAGGTCTCGGCTACCAGTCCTGTGCAGTTGTGATAGATGTATTCGCCATTTTCGTCCTGCCAGAGTACTGAGACTTGCCAGTGTTCTCTCTTGTTATAACTGGTAGTAAAAAAGAGCTTAAACCCTTCTTTGTCATAGAGGACATAGTTACCGGGGTTGTGACTACCTCGTAAGTTCATCTCCAGGGCGTCAGCCAAGTCTAATAGGTTTTGTGGGATTGTTTGAATTTCTGTGCTCATTCTTCCTCCTTAACTAATGTCTCCAAGATACAATCCTTAAAGTTCCCAGCCCCTTCTGATAGTTCACTCAGTCTCCTGACTAAGATATGTAACTCTTCTGGGTGAATCAGGACTTCTCCAGTAGGATTATCAAAGCTACTTTTGGTAAAGCCTTCCAAATGAGAATCTATTCCCTCGTTGACACAGTAAGCTAATAGCTCCCAGTCGGATCGGTTGGGTTTCATCGTATAGCCCTCAGCCGGAGCCAGTTCCTTAACAGCCTCATCCAACTCATCTCCATAGAGATAAGAGATAGATTCAGAAGTGTGTTTACTCATCCTCTTCTTCTCCCCCAAGCCTTTCTTCAATACCTCTAAGAAATTCCTGTTTCCATTTGAGGCGGGAAGATCGCAAATGAACCATCAATTTCTTCATGGCCGTCTCCGGGATTCTGTAGGTAACGGAGTGTAAGAACGGGTCGTCTTTGACTTTGAATTGTTCTAAACCTAACTGATCTAAAAGACGAACCTCGTCGGAGAACTTATATAGATTGAAACTAAACAGCTCAGGCAGTAGGTTTCTCATCATCTTTCTCCTTGGTCATCCAATTGAATCCTCGACTCTTCCGATCGTAGCAGGTGTCGCAGAGCGTAGCGTCGTACTTGTCACAGTCAGCAACGGGGCTATAATCCTCCAGCTCTACCGGAATCCCACAACCAGGGCAAGGTTCTCGAAACTGATGAGACAATCTGACCGGCTTTCCTACCCCACGGTAATCGAAGCCAAATATTTGAGCGTGGTGTTTCTTAGAGGCAGTCTGGGCTTCGCTCAAAGAATCGAAAAGTTCGACGTGTCGGATACTACCTCCTTCTCCGATGGATATGATTAAAAACCAATCAGTCATCATCTTCCTCCTCTACATTCAAACGCAATACCGCTAGAACATCAGTCGGACATCCCGGATTGGTATCAATTGAGAGTCCGTACCGACTAGCCTGCCTCTCTTGTTTCTCCCACCATTTCTGATCCTCCCTTACATCCTTCTCAGTTTGATTGGAGGTAAAGAGAGCGTAGTATTTCCCACTGGGCGTCAGGTTCATCACCGTTCCGATGAATAAACACTTTACCTTATTCCCGAACTCATCTTCTTGGACAGGTTCAAAATCTAACCGTTCCCGGATCTTCTTCCAATCCAGTAAGGCACCTTTATTCTTGACTGTCACTCAACTCTCCTTCCTTATGTGTTACTGCTCCATTGGGGGTTATCCCCATCTATCCCATGTAAATTCCAACCCCCGTTAAAGATCTCCACCCAGCCTTTTTCAACCTGATCGAACCGGAGTTGCTCATAGAAGAACACCATGTCATAGGGTGAGCGGTCGTAAGGGCGGATTCTCGTCCTCAAGTAGCAACCATCCCCCTCCTCCTTACTGTAGTGGTTGATAATACGTAAGAGTTGGGGGAGGATTCCTTTCTCAATCGAGAAGGCGAAAGCCTTAGCTAATCGTTCTCCTCCCTCCTCGTCATAGATCAAGCCCCGTGTCAAATCCAGCTCTGCTATTTTGGTCATGTTCCTAACTCCTTTAAATTCTTCATCATAAACAATCTGGTGTTCCTTCTGACGTTTCTCAGTTCCTTCCATCTACAGTCAGTTTGGTACAACTTGAGGAGATTTTTAGGGCATCTATTGGTGCGAAGGAGTGTTTTAATCGCCTCAATCTCTCTAGGCATGAGGGGTCGGTGATCCTCTATTTGTAGGGAGTAGAGGAAGTCGTCCTTTCTCTTCTCCAACCAAGCTCTCCCTTGCCATTCCAACCAAGCAACACCGGAGTAGCGGTCGTAGTAAGAACCGTCTCGTTTGAACACAGGAGGTATTTCATCTCGGTACGTCTCCATTTCTATAAGGAGATTATCGACAAAGAAGTGGCTTTGGAACACGTTCCCCAACGAGAGAACTTTATAGATGTTTCGTCTTTTCAATGTAGGCCAACTCTCTTTACGTCCGGGGACACTCCCAGAGCCTAGATAGTCCTCACTGTGTTTGATAATTGGCCTACTCATCCCCAACACTCCTTTCCAGCTAGCTCATAAAGTAGCTTCTGTTTCCCCCGCGCATAGATATTGTACTCCCACCGGCAATTCACCGGCAGAAGTTCATCTCGTTCTTGCAAGACAGTCTCAAAGATTTCTACGAGGTCAGCGTGATAGAGGTGAGGCCCCTTTTCTTTATCAGCATAGTAACCGGCTAGATCGTGCTGGATATCTTCGGTCAGGTATGTTCTGACCTCTTTTAGGTCTTCTTGGTTCATTTTTCTGTAATCCTCTTATAAACTTCCTCTTCCTCTTCGGGAGTAAACCTAACCAGATGATAGCTCTGATTTTTGTAACTCCCGTCCCTCCAGTTTTGTTCCCCATAGGCGGTATACCAGACCCCTGGATGGAAGGCGGAGGAGGAAGGCTCTGATACTCCCTCGTTCTTCAAAAACATGACAGTTTTGGCAGCGGCAGTGATTTCTTCGTCCCACTCATCAGGGCTAACAGCAATCCCCTCCTCATCTATCCACCCCCGTTCCTCCGCATCTCCTTGTTCCGCCGATTCAGGGGTAATAATCTCATAGGCGATTCTGATACGCTTGGTTGATAATTCAGTCATGTTACCTCCTCTATTTGGATAAACTCTTGCGGCCAGAATTGAAACGCTAGGTCGCCCATCTCTGCCGTAAAGACGCGGACGTAAGTTGGGGAGATATCTAAGTGTGTAATCTTCCCGTTGTTGATCAGATGGTCCCCTACCCGAAGGTCTTTGACGTTAACTCTCCTCATCTGTAATCTCCCAGTATCCTATGTTGTTCCCGTTGAAATCGTAAACATTTTCGCGTTCACGGGGTTGCGGGTAACCGTAGGCCAGTTTTTTCAGTGTTGCGATGTCATGTAAAATTCTGCTAATCTCATTTGGGTCGTCCTCAAAAGCGGCGTTATCTAGCTTGATTTCAATTTTCAGTTTCATCGTATTCCTCCTGAAGAGCAGTGATTTCATACCTTTCTCTGGCTGGGGCATCATGATGGCTATTCTGAATCCGCAAGAGTCCAGGCTCCCGGTAGCTCTTGAAGGTACACTCACAATCGGGCAGGACTTCCCGTAAGAACTCCTTAGCATTTTTGGCATAGAAGTCTTTCGTTCCATCTAGTTTCCGCCAACCAAAACCAAAGACCTTGGCGGTATACCAATGATTGGGGTTCAGCTCTTCAACCCAATCATCTAACTCCCCCAGCAGATCTTCCCATTGCCACTGAAAGAGGTCTTGGTCTCCTGCCACATAGTTAAATTGTTCAGCCTCACTCATAGCGAGGAAGTCCTCATCTCCTTCCTCCTTGAGAAATTCAATTTGAGATTTGATAATCTCGTAGGTATCCCAACCGATCCATTCAGCCTGAACTTGGGCTATCTCACTCATACCTTCGTCCTCTCTTTTAAGAACTCTTCGACCTGTTCCGAGGCTTGAGTGACCAGATCCTCTTGCCGGTACTCCGTTCCGAAGATAACAAAGGAAAGCTGATAGACCATGAGGCGGATGGCCGGGTGTTCCTTGACGGCGGGGTGTCCTCCCAGATAATGGGAAATGAAGTGAGTGGCCTCAGCCAAGGAATTGGCAACCGCCACTGGGTTACAGGCTCCATTCCAGATATGGGCTCCATCTTGGTAGATATTTCGGTTGATAGCGTCAAGTGCCTCTTGTTGGGAGAACCCCTCCTCTTTTACAAGGTTATCGTATCGGGTGAAGTAACGGTTAGACATAATATCGAACCTCCTTATCAATCGCCTCGGCGTCTTTTATCCGCCCCTCTAAGAGAGCCTTTTGGAAGGCCCAAGCGTGGTTTTGAGAGTTGTACTCTCTAGAGTACATCTCCTCCAAATAAGGAATAAATTTATAACCTATTAGGTTAAATTCCGCCCGTTTGTACTCGTTAGTTTCCATACTTTGCCTTCCTTTCGTCTTCATACTTCTTCAGTTTATCCCAATCTTCTTGGGAGCAGAGGTATGTCCTCTGGAAGCGTTCCTCCAGTTGTCGAGCAGACTCTGCTTTGGCAATTGAATGAAAATGCAACGGGGGAGAGAACTCTGTCATCTCCCCAGCAACGATAGTATAGAGGATATAGGTACTCATGATTTCACCTCCTTATATTCAAGTACATATCTCCCCTCTTCATTCACAGAGAGGGTCTCTCCTTCTTTAACAGGGGGAGGACCAATATGGATTTCACCCAGCTCAATTTTGTGCCTCACATGGAGCTGGATGAAATCCTTACGCGCACAGTAGTACCCCCTGTAGTAGTTCACGGCTGTTGCCAACGAAACAAAGTGACTGGTGCCGATTCTCAAAATTTAACCCTCCTTTTACTTAATCCGACAGAATGGGCAGAACCCATACTCCCGATTTTCTACAGTTCTATCCTCTATTACAAGGTTAAACCTATTCACATAGGCTATAACCTCTATACAATCTCCACTAGGAAACTGTATGGAGGCTATGAACCGATCCAGCATGATCCGGTCTATGCTAATTTGGTCATGCTCAAACCTAATTAAAAAGTACAAAGACGATCTAATTAGGAAGTTCCTCACTCCTTTCCATAAGATACCTAATGAAAAGGAAAAGAGAGTATTCATACAGATATCTAACCCGCATGAATACTCTCTTATTCTAGAGATAGATAAGGATAACCTAGTTCCTGTAAGATATTCTTATTCCTGCTCGTTCACAGGATATCTTACTAGAGATAGATTATCCTTTTCTTTCTAATATCTGGCGTCTCTATTGAGTTTCCTGTCTCACCTTCAGACAATCCAATTCTTTACCACATTCAAGTTTGGCCTTGAGAATTAGAAACACGAAGCCGTCTCAAATAGAGATTTCTGATCTTCTAAATACTGTAGACCCGCAAGTCTACAGGTGTTTCGCCGTTTCTCCTCTTCAAAACCATCATGCCAATTATCCCTAATTACAAGCCGACATAGTGGGCCGGAATCATATAGATTCCTTGGGATTTTGACAAGCTAAGGTTCCTTACGAGGAGCTTTAACTTACTCACATCAGTTCCTAAAAAGAAAGAACGGCGTCCTCTCTATGTTTTAGCTTCGTGTTTCAACTTGAAACACAGCCATGCTATACTCTTATTAGGAGGTATAAGACATGACAAGACCAAACATCAAGAGCGTCCGCTTCTCTGACAAGGCCCTCTATATGCTAGAGAGGTTGTCAGGAAGATGGGGAACCTCGTCTAACGCCGTCATTAACCGCATTCTGGAATCTGATGATATCCAGGTTGTGGAACAACAGGTAACGAGATTGACGCAGGATCAAAGCGATAACACACACGATCCTTTCTGGGATTAGACCTTGTGTTTCAATTTGAAACACAGAGCTAGGAGCTAGTTATGACCATATTTTACGATACTCAAGGATTGAAATTAACTGAACAGAGCAAGCAGAAGATTAGGATTATAGGCGTGGCCCACAAAGACCATAATCTTCTCCCTAATACTATTATAAATCTCATCTTAGAGTTGGAGGGGATAGAAAATCTAATTACTCCTGAACTCCTCTTCTCAAAATCTGAACTCATAGACGATCTTCAGAAATTGAGGGGGGAGGGTCTTCCTCAGAACTCATTAGGAACTGGGTCACTTCTCATGGAGTTAGGTCTTTTGCGCAAGGGTAAGAGACATAGAATCTAAGTCAATTACTCCTCTCCTCTCCCAAATGAGAAAGAGGAGAAGTCCTCTCCGTGATTATCCTGTCTAGGCTGGAAAAATAAAAAGTAGACATGGAAAAGTCCCCGATCATAGGGAATGAATCCCCATGCGGGTTTGTGGATGTATGGCAAATTGCCATACATCCCCTTCGCCTGTCTATCCAGGGTACTTTAGCCCCTGACAGGCTATACCTCCGGCCTATGTCTCACGTGGTCAGCGTGAGGGGATGACCTCGCTTGACGGTCAATTCCGCCGTGGTTCCCAAGTGACCTTAGGAAGAGTTTGCTAGACTCTAATTGATTCTATTCGAGTAGAACCAATTAGAACCTAGTGACAAAGAATAAGGTAGAAAGCTCATTTTACTAATAGGTGATGGCATTCAACCATCGGTTAACCCATTGGGACTGCGCTTGATTGAGCTTGCTTCTCAACCGATGTTGGAGCGCGTCAATCACACCTTGTTGGTCTTCCCAGGCTAGGCGCTTAAAGCCAGTACAGGGAAAGATGAATTGGGAACCTAGTTTAGTCGGGGAACCTAGTAGTTCCCTGATAACTCGTTGGAAGTCCCCAATAGAGAGAGAAATTAACCATTTCGCCATGGTTCCCTGTACTCGTTTGGGTACAGGGGCATAAACCATACCCATAACAGTTACTCCTTTGTGGGGAATAACTTTGAATTAAGGGCATTGCTTGCCGCCTCTTTTGCCTTAAGCAAGCAGGCGGCACGGTGAGGCGTTTCTTTCCGGCGCAAGTCCGGCATGGCCAGCTTGCGGTATTGCCTTTCGGCGGGCTTGCTACCGGATTTAGAGCCGGTCATCTTCTCAGAATCAGTCTGAACGTCGCTAGAACGTTCAGGAGAGATAGCGAGAAAATACTGGCTTACTGTTAACCAAGCTGTGCTATCGAACGCCCCGTCAAACTTCAGACGGTCAATCCGTAACAGACTTTCGATGGAAAGGGCGGCGAAGTAACCGGCCAAACCGGATACATCCACTGCCATACCATCGGCGTAGACGGGGTTACCGTCTGCGTCTTGCCCAACCTGTTTGGGCTCTATCAACGTCTCAAAGCGGTTTGTGGCCGCCTCAGACGATACGATGAGCGTGGCAGCAGGCGCGGCGTTCGACTCTATTGCAAGTGCCCGTGAGGGGATAGCGTGTACAGGCGCTAAGGACTTTTTAGACATATTTGATGCTCCTTTATGGCGCTTGTAGCGCCTGTCGGAGCTTCCTACCTTATTCAGTTGTCAAGGTTCATGCCGTCTGGTTACGGCGATACAGTTCTTAGCCGACTATGGCGGGCGCTACCCCGTGTCTTCGGTCAGTCGGCACTGATCGATACCCCCATCGTACCAAGACCGGGTTACGGTGTCAATCCCCACGGCACTTATTGGCCTAGTGACTGGAGATTAGATAACCTGCATTAAACCATAGAGTTTAGGTTTCCTGCATGTAACCAATAAAATGGGCGGAAAAATGGGCCCAAAAATGGGCGGGGGGCGCCAAAAAATCAGCGAATGGGCGGAGTGGTGTACCCGCTCCCGCTATTTTTACTACTGACGGAAAAACCTATTGTGCTATTTCTAGTATAAAATTGATTATCCTTGTAGGGTCTTTATTCGTCCGTGGGCGAAAGATCGAGAATTCCAACCGGCTGTACGCCCTCCGTAAAAACAGAAAGGAGTCTGGAGTTCTGTTCCCGGTAAAAGGGATTACTCGGCGGGGGAGAGCAGGGTTCCCAATAGGTTCCAGACCATCTCAACAGCCCTTCCCTACCAGGAAGTTGAAGAACGGTATCCTGAGCCGTAATATTGGCAAAGAGTAGATTGACGGCACCGTTTTTACATTTCCCGGAAGCGATAATGGTCGATAAATTTTTCGGTCCCACAACACTTCCATTCGCTTTAGCTGTCCACCACCCATTATCTGTTGGTCCGGTAATCGTAACCCCTCCTAATAACTCCAAGGCGGAGTGTGCTTCCTCGTTATAGTAGTCATTATTTTGAATATAGGTTACTCTTTCGATCTCTTCCTTCTCAGCGTTCAGATCACGAGTCAGATAATTGTCCAGCTCTCTCTGAAGAATTGCTATGAAGTCCCGAAGTTGGGCAAAAGTGTCGAAATTAAGTTCTACCCAGTCCTTTTTTTCGTTTTTAGACCAGCCGAAGATCTCCAATCCCTTGCCCTGACGCAATGAAATCAGTGAGTACTCTGTTCCTTTTGTACGCCCAAAACCAAGCGTAAATCTTTTTTCCATTTATTTACTCCTTTCCTTGTAGACCTTTCTTGTAGGCTTCAAATTCCTTATTGGGTTTAGGCTTTAACCAAACAACCGGATCGTAATGCCGGTCCCGGCAGCAGAGAGAGTCAAGGGCACCCATTCGGTTCATCCATTCTAAATCGGTCAGAAGTGTTAGTTCTTTTGGTTTATCCAAAGAAATTGTGTACCTAAAAACCTCTTGACCCCCCTTACCCGGATCTTTTGCCTGAATACCTTTGAGAGCTAGATAATTCCTTACCCTATCAGATAACTCATATTCCTTTTTCTGCCTCAATTCGTACCGCAGCATTAAGATAATCTGAATTAGGGCGTAGATCAACTCCTGGGAATTTCTTAACTTTCGCTCTGACTCCTGGAATTTCTTCCAGATTCCCTTAGCGTCCTCTAACATAAACCCAAATAACTTCATCGCGGACCAACTCCTTTAGGGGGAGGTAGTTGACCTTTCCTCCGCCTGATCAGACAGTAAATTCAACTGAGCCGCTAGAAAACGTGCCTCTTGTGGTTCCAGCCACACGGTAACAGCCTGCTCTTCGCCGATCTTTAAAAGAACACGAGAGCCGTCCGTACCAGTCAGTATTCCCTTCATTAAACCTCCCCGGGAGTTTTGAAAGAGTCCATAATTGTATCATAAGATTTTTCTCCGAAGAATTTCCGGGCCTCTGCCATGGCCTCTTCCTGGATATCGTAAGCTTCCTTCCATTTTTTCAGAATCTCAATCCCGTCTTGTAGGTCGGAAGTTTTGATGAGATCGGAAAACGCATCCCGGAGGAAGTATTTTTTGTTTATTTGATTTCTAATCCTTGTAGCCTCAGTCCCGTTCCAGCGCATCAGGTATGGGTGAGGCTCCTGGCCGAAGAGCATGGGCTCGTCAAAACTTCTCGTACAATCTCCCTCCGGGTATTTGGACCAGCTTAACCCATTTCGGATAACTTGTTGGATATCATAGCATTCCCAGCAGTCCTTCCGGCTATGGTTGGACTCGTTATAGGCATCCTGGGGAAAGACAGTGTGATGGAGGGCTTCTAGGGCAGTGTGGAGGGCTTCGTAATCTTCGGTGACACCTTCGACACCGATTAGTTCATCTCGCAGATAGGTTAACTGTCCTGCGCGAACTCTAGATAGAAGTTCCAGGCCCCGGCTGATTAGCTCAAACTGCTGGCGATTGGCGGTAAGCTGGAAAAGCTCTTCTTGTGTTTTTTCTTTCTCTCTAGTCATTATTGGCTCTCCAACACAATAGATACCTGGGCACAGCGCCCACAGAATACAAATACTTTTTCAGGTTTATCAAATTGGGTAATTCCTAGCTCTGACTTGAAGAGGGGGCCTCCACAAGCGCAACTTACATCTTTGTCATACGGTTTGGCCGCCCCCTGGAAATATTGAGAACTTTTGGCATGGGGAATAGAAGATTGAGCTTCCTGGTTCTGGTATTCAGTAGCGACCTCAGCATTGTGCGTCGCCGCAGGTTTGGTAGTTTTACTCATAGTAGATTACCTCCCTATTTCTTCCTAGCAGAGGAACATTTTTGTAAATCTCGTTCACGGAGGGAATTTCATTTTCTGCACCTAGAAAATTAACTCTGTAGCCTCTGGTTCCAAGTTCCTGTTTCAGTCTTTTACATTCTTGGATAGTGTCCAATAAATCTTGTGCCAGTTCTGAATCGCTTACTAAACTATAATCTTTCATTGTACCACTCCTAAGCAATTACCTAGGGTATGAATTGTAACGACTAAGAAGATAAAATAGTTGGTACAGAGGAAAAGGTATATGGGAACGGTTAGCCAGGGGATACGAAACTTTTCTTGGGCTAGATAAAAGGAGAACATACAGAGTAGAATTACCGGGGCAAGTAAAAGAAAACAGAGTAATACGGCCACAACCGCAGGAAGATAAATTGAAATTAGAGTGGTCCACCAGAAAGTTAAACAGCTCATCACAGTTTTAACTCCTCAATCCAGCTCGGGGTATGAATAGACATGAACAAATTCACAATAAGTTTTACTTGGTCGAAGGCCCAATTAAGGCCAGCATTTTTGCTAGTTGGGGCCGAATCGTAGCCCGTGGTTAAAAGATATTCTTGCCCCGTTCTTAGATCGGTTGCTTTTAGCTCCATACATTGCCTGCCGTCAGGGGCAAAGCAGACTCGATAGGACGGGCTAAACTCGTCTTTGGGGATAGAGATATCGTAATGATTTTCTAGGTACCAGCAAATTCTATTCCAATCGTCTTCAGATATCGAACTGGACATTACGACCCCTCTCTAAAAAATTCAACAATATCCTGTACATCCTCGTTCCAGTCTTCAGGGATTTCCTGAAGTTGCTGCCATTTGAGGTGGTTAGCCGTCTCTCGGCCGATCTTACCTTCCGAGGCGGCCCGGTAAGCCAGCTCCACCACTAACTCTGCCGTTACCAAGGTTCCGGCAGGGACAGGATAAGAGAATAGGATGTCACTCATCAATTACTCCCGCTAACCTTGCGGTATCGCGTGAGTTTGCCCTCGCCAGAGTGTACCTGAACGGTACTTGTAGGCAGGGCTTCAGGGGCCATTGACAGAGCCCCACTGTGCCGGAGCACAGTATAGCGGTTTCTAATGTTTACCGCCGCATTTAAGTCAGCGTGAGCCGAGAAGGAACAGGAAGGACAGAGGAACTTATGACGGTGACGAATTCCTCTCAAACCACACCGGGAGCAGTCCTGCGATGTGTAAGCGGGGTTGACTTTGACCACCAGGATTCCACGCTTTTCAGCATTGGAGTTAATCCAGGTTGTCAGAGTTCCTCTAGCCCACTGAGAGAGTCTACGTTGAACGCCCTTCTTGGCCTTCATCTTCTTGGATACTTTTGGAATTTTCAAATCTTCCAAAACAATAACCGAATCTTCGGGACACCAACTGACAAACTGCTTAGCAACGGTTTGACAGAAGGTTTTAGTCCTGTTAGATTGCTTACGAGCAAGCCGTTTGAGAAGACGGCGTACCGATCTGGTATCTCGCTTCTCTGCCTTGCGGCTCGAAAGTTTTCTCTGGAGTCTCTTTTTGGTCTTCCTGGTCTTGGTATTGGCGACGCTGTGGGAAATCCCAGGGATAAACAATTCTTGGTTATCAGCATCTACAGCCACAAGAACGTTTGTCTCATTAAGATCGACGCCGACGGGGTGAATCCCTTTAGGATCAGGAACTTCCAGGGCGAGGCAAACAAGGCCGATCAGCCGTCCCTTACGATCGACGACATTAATCGAATCGATCTCTTTCGCCTCTCTGAGAAAGGGTTTAAAGTATTCAGGAACAGTGTAGTTAATACGCTTTCGCCCCGATACTGTCCAAATGGAGAGCGTACCGTCTTTACGAAAGTCTGCGTCCCGCCCCTTCTTACCAATCAAGAAGAGGGCGTGTCTCCGTTTAAAGTTGAAGAATTTATCAATCTTATGCCCATTCCGCTTGGCTGTAATATAGGAAGCAGCCACAAGACGGATCGCAGAGCAGGTCATTTGGGAGTTAACCTTCCCTGCCACAGAAGAGTAGGAGGATCTATGCAACTCAATTTGATTGAGAGGATCACCAGCATTAAAACAGGGGTTAGACAAGCTCTGTTTTACTTGACGAAAAGCTTCCAGAGTTTCTCTGAGGTCTTCGTCAGGTTCGATCAGAATTTGAATCGTCTGTTTGATCTCCATACTTTTATTATAGCATAATTATTCCACAAGTTTTAAATTATCAGGGGACTTTTGGAAAGAATGAGGATGACGCTTCCCCACCCACCTAACGCTCATGGGTCTGTCAGTACTCCATTTTTTATTAACTCAGCAATGACCTCTTGGACAATCTTCTCCCTGTCGGCGATTTGTCTGATTTCCGGATCGACCTGAACAGGCCCCGCCGGGGCATCCAAATTGACGAAGGTTTTACAATTTTTTCCGATAAAAAAGGCGTCGAATCTTAAGCCTCTGCTGTGCTTCCAGTTTGGCCACTGTTTCAAAGTCTGTGTAAATTCGTGATTGTCCATTCCCAGGGGCACCGCCCCCTCTCCTGAATACTCAGCATAATGGCCGTCCTTCAAATATCTCCCCTTGACCTTACCACAGACACAACTTCTCTCCTCATGGAATAGTCGTATGATATCAAAACAGCCCTTGGAACAAAAAAGTAACTTCATTTTATCCCCTCCGAGAGCGCCACATCACCCAGAGGGCCAACGCCCAGGTCAGGATAATGAGATTTAAGACGATTAACCAGATCATGGCTTGCTTCTCCGAATCTCGACTTGGTTGAGCTGATCCTGCATCTGTTCCAGCTCCTCCTGAAGTTCCAAGTATTTTAAGCTCATGCCTCCGCGTAGGAAGTTTTCCTCCTGTTCCTTCTCTGCGACGAGAAGTATAAATTTATGTAGGAAATCCCCCAATTTATCGAATTCCGTCATGGCTTTTATACTCCTTTTTTGTTGTCTCTCTCTGATTCTTCTTTCCTCTGCCTCTCCTCGTCATCCCACACCTGCATCTCAGTTCTGATATAAGGAATCATATAAGGCCCGTCAGTGTCTCGTATTTCCCCTTTTACAGGCTTAGCTTGGTACTCTATGAAGCCCCTGGAGTCGGAGTATCTGCCATTTCCAGACCCAAATCGTAAATAGCCCGCCGCCTCTCCGATTAATCCGGCGAGAGCACTTTTAGAGGCGGCCTCTGCATAGATTATCAGCTCGTATTTTTTTGGTCCGCTTTCCTCCAGATCTTTTTCTGAGGGAGCACGAACAACAGTTGACATTGAGGAACGCGCCGTCTTTGAAAATGGCCACATATTTATACTCCTTTTTGCTGCCTCACTCTGATGAGCTGGCGTGTATAATAAATTTGTCTAGTAGTTTTCTTATTTCTGCTCTACGCTCTACTATTTGTTGTCTTGCTACCGACCAGCCAGAACTATAAGGAAGTTTAGAAAAGTTCTTATACGCCTCCTCTAGTTCTAAAAAGGTGTCTATGGCTTCTCCCATCGGAATTTGATAGAGAGTTAAACCGTTGGAACTCTTTGTCTTGTACTTTTCAAAAAGAACGCTCATTTCATCTCTCCCTCTAGATGCTCCGGGTTACAACAGTATTTATTCATACAGCTTCGCACGATCTCCCCGACCGGCTCCTCTTTTTTAAAGATTAACCAAGCAGCCCGATAGGCCCGCATCGACTGACTCCGGTACCAGAAACAGGGGTATCCAGCCTTATCATGGCCGCCGAACCAGCCCCAACAGGGGCTTCCCGTATAGACCATCTCCGGCATCTCATAGATAAAGCGTCTGAATCGCCTTTCGGCGTTCTCCTTTGTCTTTCCTCTTGGCATAAATTATGGGCTCCCCGTAGAGGCATTAGTAGAGGCGCTTCCGCCCCCCATTATTGGGTATACGATGTTACTGCCGGAAATTGGTAACCCCGCTATGGCATACCAATCGATCTTACCGGGAGCCGCCGGATTCTCCTCCGCAGCTTCTTGTTCCGTATACCTTCTTTCAGTGAAGAATTGAATCAGCTCTTCTGCTGCCTGGCATACGCACTCTAATGTGGCTGGGTCATCTAGATTATAGGCCGCGTAGTCTTCTAAAAATTCTCCCCAGACTTCTCCTTCGACATCCGTTGGCCGCAGATAAAATTTTGTATTTCCCCTGTTTGGCTCACGATAGTATAGGACCAGCGAGTATTCCTGGACAGTTGAGGTAAAGAGGACAATCTCTCTTTTCTCCAGGCTGAGAGCATAGCTGCCCAGCAGATTGTCGTCATGGGAAAGGATCTTGTACCAGATTGTCGGGTCGAGAACTCCAATTGCTTTTTGGTCGGGGCTGTACTTATCTTTGTTTTGAGGCTCGATTCTGACTCCGCTGGACAGGACGAGTGTATCAGTCCAAGCAGCAACTGGAGTTGGCGTCTGGGATGGGGTAGGTAGGGTAATATTGTTAATTCCACTAGGCGCTGTTGCAGGAGTCTGGCCTATGTTCGCAGAGAAGCTTAGAATACCAGAATTTGATTGCGCGCAGTATAATATTAAATTCTGGCGGTTTATACAGAGGTTTCCGTGATCCAAAGAATCTTGTAGTTCCCCGTTGGAATAATCTAATAAAAGCAGGCAATGAGTTAACCCTTGAAAATGCGGGGGCGGGAATTCAAAAATTTCAAATCCTGCCCCCGTCAGAATTCCATCATGCTGCCCGCAAGTGACTTTTAAAAATAGGCTTCCTCCCGTTGCTTGCATATAGTCAAGTCGGACCCTTGCAGGAACCAGTAGAGTTTTTCTGCTATGTTGAGGAATTGGTGCTCCCAGATAAGGATAGGGCCCTAGACCAACGATTGCCGAAAGATGGTAATCGTCCAATGTGTCTAGTGACAGGTTAGGAAGATTTAGGGAGGGCGCATGATTGAAAGTCTGATCGTCTACGACAAATCCCTGAACCGCATAAAGTTTCATCTCATTACCTCGCTTTCAAAACTGCTTGATAGGAATCCAACTGTCCAGTTTTACTTGT